AGACGGCAACACGGTAGGCGATGACCGTAAATCAAGCAAACTAAGTAAATGCAAATGACGAAAGTTTCCGCATTGCTGCCTAATCGCAGCTAGGGTTTCGGTAGGTTTCCTCGTAACAGAATAACCTACCATTTTTATTTTACATTGAGGATATTATGGAAATTCAACCACTACACAAGAAGGTTTACATCGCAGAACATAAAGTCGAGCGTAAGACTGAATCAGGCATCATCTTAGAAGGTGCTACATCTGTTCGCGAAACAAGATTTGCCAGCGTACTAGCAGTTGGTTCTGAAGTTACAAAGGTTGCTGTCGGCGACAAAATCATTTTGGATTGGGGTAAGTGCGCACCAGTTAAGATTGGTGATGTTGAGCGTGCAATGATTGACGAAGAACACATCATGGCTATTGCTCGATGAAAACTGCTCTCATCTGTAATGGTCCAAGTCAAGACCAGTACGTTGATTTAGATTATGATTATGTGATGGGTTGTAATATCACTGAGCACCCAGTAGATGCCACTGTCATCATTGACAGAAATGTCATTCTTTACTGGGCAGCTATGCGTGAATCAATAACCACTCCATGTCTGTTCAGCGTAGAGGCATGGAGATTTGCAGATGAGATCAAGTTTAGGAAATACATTTTAGAGCACGGTAAGTTTCTCGGTTTGTTACCGAAACCTCCAGAGTTCTATAATGCTGGTCATCAAGCTGCAGAAACGCTGATTAGAAACGGTGCCACTAGCATCGACATCTATGGGTGTGATTCGTATTTCGAAGATACTGTTGAAAGTTCTACGAATAAGTATGTTAATGACCACAATGCTTCTTCTGAGAAGCAACGTATCAAGCATTGGAGAATCAACTGGGAAAGAATCCTATTGACTCACTCTGATGTGACAATTAACTTTATAAGGAAACCTGAATGAAACACCTATTAGTTCTATTAGCACTTTCTTTCTCATCAGTCGCTTTTGCTGATGCATCTAAAGCTGTCCAAAACGACAAGCCAGCGATTGAACAGAAGAAAGCACCTGCCAAGAAGAATTGTGACATGTTGAAGGATAAGAATTGCGATAAAGCACCTCCATCCGCAAACAAGCCAATTCCGAAAAAGAAAAAAGCAGAAGAAGCTAAATAATTCTATTCTCAGGGATGGGAAGCGACTTGGGTATCGTCGTTAAAAGTACCCACTACACTCACACAACACAAGGAGAAATCTATGTCTAACATGACACCGTTCGAAATTCGCCTCGAACTTTTAAAAATGGCGAAAGATATGCTTGTTGAAGAATACTACGGTAAGAAAGAACAAGTGTCTCAAGATTGGCACGTTAAGGTGGAAAATGCCCGACACAATGGCTCTGCTCCGCCTGAGCACCCAGCACTGCCAAGCTATCCGACTGAAGCTGATGTTGTCGCAAAGGCAACACAACTAAACGGCTTCGTCTCACAACTCCCACAAGATACAAAGACTAGCAAAAAGTCCACCTGATACGGGATCGGGTGCAGGATCACTGCACCCTTAACTAATTAAGGAGATAATTATGCACTTACGTGTAACTATTATTCTAACCATTTTGGCTACAAGCCTATTGGTGCTCGCGTCATCTGCAATTCCTCGTGAGAAGGTTATCCAGATAACATACAACTCTCTAACCCAAGAGTCTCAAAGACAAGTTGATTGTTTGGCAGACAATATCTACTATGAAGCTGGTCACGAACCGCATGATGGTAAGGTTGCTGTTGCTCTTGTGACGTTGAATCGTTTGCAAGATCCGCGCTACCCAAAAGATATTTGCTCTGTAGTCAAACAAAAGGTAAGATCTACTTGTCAGTTTACATGGTTCTGTGAAAAGAAGAAAACTGCCAAGGAAGAAGTTTACTCGCAGGCAAGGCAAGTAGCGTTACACGTTTACGCCAACTACGAGAAACTGAAAGATATCACTGATGGTGCATTGTTCTACCACGCTGATTACGTAAACCCTCGCTGGAAGGGTCTTGAACAGACTACTAAAATTGGTAGACACATTTTTTATAAAGAAAGAGATCGCATATGATGCACAAGATGAATTTACAATTGAAAGAGGACGCTTCACGCCACTCGTTCTTTCTGATGATGGAAGAAATTTCTCTGTCAAGCTGTAAGCAAGCAGTTGAGTGGATCTTTGAAGCTAACTTCGCTGAAGAACGACCAGAGATGTTGAACCTGTTGATCACAAGTCCAGGTGGTGATTTGAATGCTGCGTTCGCATTGATTGATGTTATGCGTGGTTCTGCTATCCCAGTGCGAACAATCGGTCTTGGACAGATTGCTTCTGCTGGCTTGATGATTTTCATTGCTGGTGATAAAGGTTTACGCCTGTTGACACCAAACACATCAATTTTGTCACACCAATACTCATGGGGTGCTATTGGTAAAGAACACGAACTGTTCGCTACCGTGAAAGAGTTTGACCTAACGACAAAGAAGATGATTGCTCACTACAAAAAATGTACTGGCTTGACTGAAGCGAAGATTCGTGAGGTTTTACTACCACCACAAGACGTCTGGTTGAGTCCAGCAGAAGCCAAGAAACTTGGTTTGTGTGATGACGTCAAAGATCTAGCTTAAGGAAACTAAAATGGAAAAGATGTTCGCTTTTTGTGTTACGCTGTGTTTGTCTGTGCTCATGGGCTCAATCACTTTTTACAAATACAACGAAATGAAGTCTATCGAGAAGAATATTGACGCTGCTATTGCGAAGGGAATTGACCCTCTAGCCGTAAAATGCGCCTATAGCGATGGGACGACTAACCTGTGTCTAACCTACAGTATGCAACAGTCTCTACCCTCTAAAAAGTAAAACTTTCGGTTTACTTTGTGAAATAACCCCACTTTTTGTGGGGTTTTTCAATTTAGTTGTTGCCTTTAATCGCAAAATGAGCAATAATTACTCTATCGTTGAATGAAAGAGGAATTATGAAGATTTTGAGCACTGGCAACCCCAAGCTGATGAAGGGCGAAAAGCAAGGTTATCTGTCATTCGTTCTCCACCTTGCTCCAGCTGATCTGTCTGGTAAAGAAGTCTGCCCAAAACGTACTGCTGGCTGCACAGCTGCTTGCCTTAACACTGCTGGTCGTGGTGGTATGTACAAAACTGGTGAAACCACCAATGCAATTCAACAAGCACGTATCCGCAAGACGAAAATGTTCTTCGAACAACGCGATGCATTCATGGCTGACTTGGTTAAGGATATCAAACTGGGAATCAAGCAAGCTGAGAAGAAAGACATGATTCCAGCGTTTCGTTTGAACGGCACTTCTGACCTATCATGGGAAAAGTACGAAGTTGCTGATGGTAAGAACATCTTTCAATTGTTCCCTGACGTTCAATTCTACGACTACACTAAGGTTCTCGGACGCAAGACTGGCGACATCAAGAACTATCACCTAACCTTCTCCAATGCCGATGGCAACTTGAACGATGTGCTGGCTGCTCAGCAAGCTGGTTTGAACATTGCAGTTGTCTTCAAGAAAGAGTTGCCTGCAAAACACTTGGGTTGGAAAGTCATCAACGGTGACGACACAGACCTTCGCTTCTTAGACGAGAAGAATGTTATCGTTGGCTTGAAGGCTAAGGGTAAAGCTAAGAAAGACACCACTGGTTTCGTGGTTTGACTTGCAACGCTGAATAAGGTATAATAGAACCATGCAGATGTTACACACTTCACTCGGTAAAGCTAAGAAACGTAAACCAACAGCGAAGCAACGCGAGTTGGATGCATCATGGGAAAAGATGATGAAGAAATACGAACCGAAGAAGCCACTGAAAGCTGTGAAGCCAATCAGTGCGCCTAAACCCTTCATCCGTGAAACACAAAAGATTGCTAGTCTACCATTCACTGGTGGTCCATGCGCTAAGAAAGAATCACCACGTTACACTGGCGATAAGATCAAAGGCATTGGCACTATGCACAAGTCTAATTCTGTACCAGTATTCTCTGACGAGGAAGCTGTTGCAATTGCAACCATGCGGAGAAACTAATGAACAAGAAACTACTTAAAATAAGGTTGCGTCCCGATGGTGAATGGGAGCACGTTTATAGCGATGGCTCTGTTGACCAAGAGTACGCTATGCTTGTTGACCTAAAAGAACGAATCATCGAGAAGGCTCTGGAATTTTCTGACTACGAAGAATCCAAAATCGTCTTGCAAAAGTTCTTGAGTAAATAATTTGTTTTCCAACCATCCCTAAGGTATAATATGACTACATTGATCGAACAACGCAACCAACTCTTGGCTGAACGTATGAAGCTAGATAAATTCTTCACTATGTTCTTGGATAAGTTTGAACGTAAGATGGATCCAGAGAACCCTAACACCCCTATCTGGCAACTTTATAAAAAGAAACACAGCGAGTACGGCAAACTATGCCAAGACCTTCGCAATATTGACTATTGGATATCCAAAAAGAATGTTTAAGACCGCAAACGAGTTTTCCCTTCACATCGAGAGCATTGTCCGTGCTAAACGTGTCAATTACATGGACGCTGTTCTCGAATACTGTAAAGAAAATTTCTTAGAACCCGAAGACGTTTCATCACTGATTAATAAGTCTCTCAAAGACAAGATTGAGATGGATTTTCGGGAGTTAAACTACTTACCAAAACAAGCACAACTAGACGTGTAGGATTTCACCGTGGATGGATTTAAAGCATATCGTTATTACCTAGCCATCAAGTTACACTTCACCACTGATAAGTTTAATGTCTTCGAGAACCGAGGAAATGTTCGTGGCACTCGCGAATCGTTCAACGCACGTAACGACAGGTACATTTTTGAGAAACTGGCAAACAAGTACGACAACGATCGCGACATTATCCAGTTCTTTGTCTCCAACTTTGCATATGGCGCTGGTGCAGCCATCTATGCTGGTAAAGAATCAGAAGATAACCACTTCGAGTGGCAGAGACGCAAACAAAGTATCTCCAAGGTGTTCATTGATGACTTAGCTTCACTAATCACTCACGTAGAGATGAATAAATTACCCTACAACAGCATTTTTGAGTTCAACAATGGAGAGTATCCTGTTTTACTCAGCATGTTTGTTGGTGGAAAGGTCTCTATCGAGACTTTACGAATCATTGATGACATGCATCCAATTATCGACAACTGGAAAGACATGCCAACAGTGAAATATATCTGGGAAGATGAGTTAAGGCGTGTTACAAAGTTGACTGGCTTCGTGAAATACGATAAAATCAAACTTAGTAAAATCTTCGAGTCGTTTAAGGAAGAACTTGCGTAATTATCATGGGTAAGACGTACAATAACCAAAAATCTAGTCGTTATGAAGACGATACTCCCTCTGGTCGTTCGGGGAAGCATAGAAAACATGCCAGTGGCAAAAAAACTGGTGGTATGAGAACGCTAAATAGCTATGTTGAAGAAGATTATGATTTCGAAGACGACACGTTCGACGACGAAGTTGAATTAAATGATGAGATTTCTATACAACATACTAATACAAAGTAAATACTAATACAAAGGAAAATACAAATGGATATTCAAAAGCTACGCGCTATGCGCAACTCTGATTTCGGTGCAATTGCTAATGCATTCGAGAAAGTCGCGAATCCTCAAACTGAAACCAAGTCATACAACGATGACCGCTTCTGGCGTCTCGAAGGTGATAAAGCTGGCAATGGTACTGCCACTTTGCGTTTCCTCCCACGTGTAGAAGGCGATGAACTCCCATGGGTTCGTATCTTCTCTCACGGTTTCCAAGGTCCAACTGGTAAATGGTACATCGAGAATTCTCTAACCACTCTTGGTGAGAATGACCCTGTCGGTGAACTGAACACTCAGCTATGGAACTCTGGTTCTGAAGCCAACAAAGAAATTGCACGTAAACAAAAGCGTAAGCTGAGTTTCACTGCTAACGTCTTGGTTGTGTCTGATCCAAAGCACCCAGAGAACGAAGGCAAGGTATTCTTGTTCAAGTTCGGTAAGAAAATCTTCGATAAGATTATGGACAAAGCACGTCCTACATTCGAGGACGAGAAGCCAGTGAACGTGTTTGATTTGTGGGAAGGTGCTAACTTCAAGCTGCGTATGCGCAAGAAGGATGGCTACGCGAACTACGACGAGTCTGCATTCATGGAGCCAGCTCCAGTATCTGACGATGAAGATCGTCTGTTGGCGATTGTTAACTCTCAGCACAAGTTGTCTGAGTTTACTGATCGTAAGAACTTCAAGTCTTATGACGAGTTGAAGAAGAAGTTGTCTGAAGTCTTGTCTGGTGATTCATTCGCTGGTAAGTCTGCAGCACAAATGGCTGAGCAAGAAGATCGTCCAAGTGCACCAGCACCTGAACCAAAGTCTGCTCCAGCATTCACACCAAAGGCATCTGCTGCTCCAGCAATGGATGACGATGATGATGTGATGTCTTACTTTGAGAAGATCGCTAAAGAGGAATAAACCTCTAGAAACTAAAAAGCCCTCTTGCGAGGGCTTTTTTTATGAGTATTTACTTTGGATGTATCTACTTTGAGTCGATTCTTGGTTTCGAATCGGAGGTGAAGCAACGTTAGTTGTTTTGCTGTTAGAAGTCTTTGGAGCATTGACGATAGTGTTGCTGCTACCCTTGCTCTTACCCTCAACCTTAGCACCTTCATCAGCATTGCTCTTAGATGCGTTGTAGACTTTAGAACCATCCACTTGCATAGAACCACCAGCAGCAACGAATGCTGTAGCACGCAACCATGGGAAATCATTGATAGCTTTCATTGACTTTGGATCAATGTTAGAGAACTTCATCATGGCAGTACCGATGGCATCAAGACCAGTTGCTGCATCAGTGATACCTTGCGCACCGTTTGCCAGATCCATAATCTGATCAACTGGAGACTTCTGACCAGAGACAGCAGATAAGAATCCACCAACTAGGTTACCAACACCAGCGACTGCCGTAGCGCCACCGAATGCAGCCAAGCCACCAGCAACTGCCAGAAGACCTGCACCAACAGATAACAAGTTGTTACCATCAATTGCTGATAGGCGCTCGATTGATGATGTTACTGCATCGATGATGTTAACGATTGATCCAGAGATAACAGTGATAACACCCATGATAACATCACCGACTGCTCGAATGATATCTGGAATCTTTTGAATAGCTGCAACGAATACGTTCTCAACCACGTCTGCGATTTTAATAAGAACTGGCGCGAAAGCCTCCATGAATGGAGCAGCGTAACCAAGTGCTTTACCGATACCCATAATAGAAAGAGTTGCAGCAGCCAAACCAACTAGAGTTGCTGGGTTAGCGAGAGCAGCCAAGCCAGAAGCTAAGCCTTGTAGGAATCCTTGGATACCTCTACCAGCACCCTTAAGAAGCGACTGTAAACCAGTGCCAAGAGACTTAAGACCTGCTCCGATACCACCAAGTAAACCACCGCCAGCATTACCACCATTGCCACCCGCATCTTCTCTACCACCAGCTGATGAGTTGTCCACACTCTTAGATGTGTTTGCTGCGATCTGTTGTAGAAGAGCAGTTTGGTCATCCATGCGCTTGGCATTCTCTTCAGTCATCTCCTTTGACTTAGAGTCTTCAGCTAAAGCGTCAGTTGCTGATTGTGGTAGCCCACCAATACCAGAAGTTAGCGGAGCAGAGCTAACAGCATTACTGTTACCTAGCTGTGTTCGTTTGTCGTACTTAGAGTACTCAGAAGACAAACGATCTTTGTTGTCTAGGAGTTCTTTACCTTTGTCAAGACTCTTGAGGGCTTGGTCGGATACGTTTCCTCCGAGTTTGTCCTTCATCTTCTTGATTTGTTCGTCGTTCTCTTTGATCTGTTTGGATAGTTTCCAAGCATTCTCAAAGTTTTGTTTCATCATCGCATCAGAATCTTTGGATCCCATTGCTTTCTGACGATCAACGAACTTGATCTTCTCGATACTCTTATTGAACAACCCTTTGAAGTTGAAGCCTTCCATCAAGTTCTTGGCTAGGTTATTACCTGAGAACAATTCCTTGAATGAACCCTTGAAACCTTTTAGGTTTTCAGCAAGGGTTTTTGTAGTCTTCATGCTATCTGCAATATCCTTGAAGGACTGAAGTTCATCTTCTCTAATCTTCTGTAGAGCAGCTGCACTTTCTTTCGCTTGACTGATCGCATCTCGTTGAGCATCAAGAATAGACTTCTGGACATCCAGAGAATCTTTTTGTACTTGAACTCCACCAGCTTGCACTTGAGAATCCATCAATTCGCGGATACTCTTTACTTGTGTGAGTTGGTCTTGTTGTAACTCAACAAGTCTGGCAAAACTCTTTGGTGATGCGGTGATTACAGTCATTACATTCTCTTCTTAGATTCGATTCTGCGTTTTTCTTCTTCTAGATACTGGATCAGCATGTGTACATAAACTTCACGCTCAAACGGTATCATCTCTTCTAGGTCTGATAGCGTATACTTGTGGTATTGCATCAGGGCAAAATTCATCTTGTAGTAGTTCGATAAGGTTTCATGACAAAGGTTCATTAAAAAAAACTTTGCATGCCCTCCAACGTCTTGTCGTGCGCTTTACCGCAGATAGGACAATTGTATTGAACCTGTTTTTTAATTCTAGGCATTGTAGCGAAGAATTTTTGGATATTCAAGAACTGTTCTGAAGTCAGGTTGTTCAAGAACTGTAGCAACTCTTCTTTGGATTGTTCTTTAGCGTAGAAAATCTCTTCACCTTGATAGATGAAGTCGATTGAGTCCGCGATAACGGCAAACACTGCGTCTAAATCTTCAGTGTTGGTCTTTTCCAACTTCTTCATACCATCGATGGTTGGATACTTCATCATAACACCAACGTCACCGAATAACTCGATTTTGTTTGTGTGGTCTGCAGACTTCTCAACTACGATAGAAGTTAGATCAATCTTAACCTTCACGATGGCTTTGTCGTTTTGTTCTCCGTGGTCTTCATCGCACGGGAATAGTAATTCGATGATTTCGCCGACAGACTTAGCGCGGATCTGAGTGAACATGTACTCAAGATCGAACGTTGCTAGGTCATCAACATCAATCGGATCCAGAACGCATGACTTGATAACTTCTTTCAGTGTATCAATCATGACCATAAGGTCTTCGCTCTGTTGAGCGATCAACAAATGCTTTTCTTCCTTGATTAGGAATGGGCGATAACGCACTGATTTACCAGTAGACGGTATCACAAGGTTAAACGTAGGTGTGTTGTTAATTGGTAAAGCCATATTATGCCCCTTTATTCATATTTGAAATCATCTTGTTCAATTCAGCAGTGCTACCTACGAAGATAGCATTGTTATTAGTAACCTGTTTGGAGATTTCTCCCTTAGACGGTTCGTCTAGTTTTTTCTTTTGTTGATGGATGTCCATTAGCTGTTGGTTAATGTCAGCCAACTGCTTCATAAGGTTTCCAACAACTTCAAATGCTCTTGGGTGTTCTGATTGTTTAGCAACATCAAGTGCGTGTTGAAGAGCAGTCTGTCCTTTGATTAGGATGTCCTTCAAGTTATTTCTAGATGTTTCATAGTCATCATCTACTTTAGAAGAAGATGGAGTAACCTCATTAACAGTAATCACCTCTTGCTGGGCTGGCATCGGTTCGATGTCAAACACCTCAGAAAGATTGTCGTCGATTTTCATTCAATATCCTTTATCACAATAATGTATTTAGAACCTAATTTTAGTAGCCCACTGTTGTAGTTGTTTCTGAGCGCCCATAACAACTGCACCAGTTGCAAAGTTCTGTAGTTGTCCGAGACCTTTCTGGAATCGCTCTTGGAAGCCAGTGAAGTTCTCTGTGAATTTGTCGATCAAGCTAGTTGTGATGATTTGACCATCAGCCAACTCTTGCGCAGGAGATGCCACCCAATAGCGATACTGGAATGTTACCTGCAACTTCATGGCTTCTTTTGATTGATTGTCCAAGTTGATGCCAGTGATAGTTTTTGGATAGCACTCAAACAGCTTCATCTTATATTGAGTCTTATCGTTAGTGTCTTGCACAGTCACAACGATATCAGAGATGTATCTGTCGTAGTAGTTGAATGTTCTAGTGTATGGGTCTTGAATCTGCGCTTGCCACTCGTCAAAAATCTGCTTAACATGCATACCACGATCAACGTAGAATGTCATTGACAGGTTATCGAATGTCTTGTCGTAAGGCAACTCTCGCACTTCACCGAATGTGCGACTTGGTGTTGTCACATAGTTGGCACCTGGAAGGTTGACTTGGTCACAGAACAACAACATTGTCTTGATGTTGTTCGGATTAGTTGCAGTTGGTGGAGACATCTCCACAGCGAATCTGTTTGTCTTTGCTAATCCAGTTGTCTTTATCTGTGTGATAAATTCGTTGATTTTTGCCGTCATGTTGAGTAACCGATCTTTTTACGTGAGTCAATCCAGACTTGGTCTGGTGCTGCCTTAACGAAGAATTCGACAGGTAGCAACATAGCTGTAGCCCAGTCGTTAGCGTAAATTTGTCTAAACGAAGAACGCATATTAGCGAATAGGTATTGTTTGAACGCAGGTTTTGCTGCCGCGAACTTTGACACACCGTCAATCATCTCCCATGTATACTTGATACGAGTCGTCTCGTCCATCTTGTTGTTTGTCTTATAAATCATGAGACGGTGCAACAACAAAACGCGAAGGCGATATGGAAGATAGTGAAAATTGATGCCCATGAATCCGTCTTGTGTACGCTTGTACAATAAGACTAGAGGAAACTTATCATAGTATGGTAATTCATGCTTAGTCTTCGGGTCATAGAAGAACATGTACATAAAACCAGGGAGCAAGCGAGTCGTGATCTGGTCAGGGTTTCCTTTGTAGACACTGTAAGGTGTCATACCCTGACGCCACAACATGTTTACCTGCTGTTCGAACCAAGCCTTTGATTGACGTGCTGCGTCTGGGAGGTTGTACTTGTTTCTCTCGAATACATCGAGCAAGTTGACCTGCGTGGGGCGTTTTCTGAATGACTTTTTAGGCATATTGATTATTTAGGCTTAGCCAGTCCAAGTTCATACTCAGTGATAATCTTAAATTCCCATCCACGGTCTTTGGCATATTCTCTGGCAGCTGCCCACTTAGCTTGGTTCTTAATGAACATGTACGACTCGGTTAGGTATTTCTTTGTTCGTTTTCCAGGGAATTCTGGAGGGTGGCACTGCTTGTATGGTTTCACTTCAATCAAGAATGTCTTTAAGACATCATCTCGAGTCTTCACCTGAATCTTAAAGTCGATGAAGTAACGGTGAACCTTGTTATCTGTCGGACAGCGGTATGGAACGACGGTTTCTTCTGAATTCCACTTAATGATGCTTGGGTTCATGTCGCACCAATTTGCAAACTGAGTCTCCCATGACGACCTCATGATGATATTTGTGGGATCGCCAGCGTATTTTTCTGGAAACGTCGGAGAGAACTTTCTTTTGTGGAACATAAATAAGTCTTAGGAATAAATAACCACTTTTATTTAGGTTAAAGGCTAAAAATGGCTGATAGTAGCAACGCAAGAAGAGACGGTGAAACGTCAAAGAAACCATGGACAGCGTCTGAGAAGGCGAAAAGTGCCAAGGAATTCAACCCCAAAGATGGGGTGTATGACATTAAGAATTACTGTTACCCAGCAGACTTAATGACGCCGATATATGGCGGGAACTACGCCATTTTCTACATTAACGTTTCCAACGATTCTAAGCTGATCAAAGACAAGATCGCCGAAGTTGTTCTAGACTCTAAGGTTGAACCACGTATGCGTGGTGATTTGATCGGTCTGCAGATGACTAAGAACTCTTTGATGGGAGCCAACGCAACAGTTAACGCTATCACGAACGTGGGTAAGGTTGCTGGTAATGCTGCTGCTGGTGCAGCTGCTGCTGTGGCTGGTGGTGCTGGTAAATATCTGGCAGGTGCTGTTGGTGGAGCTGCTGGTGCAGCAACTGCTGCTGCTCCCGCTATTGGTATGCGTATTGCGGCGACTCAAGCACCTGATGCTACTCGCAGCCAACGTAGACTTAAAGCTGCGATCGCTCTTCACGTCCCTAACCAACTGACTGTTCGTTACGGTATGGTCTGGTCAGACGAAGACACTGCTGACATTCAGATGGCAGAGGCTCTTGGTAGCGACATTTATCGAGCATTGACAGATAGCGATGCTTCTAAGAACTCTGACTTAACTGGCAATGCTGGTGCAGCTGCTGCGAACTTGATGTTGCGCAAAGGTCCACAGGCTGGAGCTAACTCTGCTGCTCTTGGTATTGCAGCCAACCCAAAGAAAGAACAGGTGTTCAAGGGTGTAGACTTCAGAACATTCTCATTCGAGTATCAATTCTTTCCACGTAGCCAAGAAGAAGCTAAGAACGTATTGGAAATTGTCCATATGTTCAAGATGCACATGCACCCTGAGTTCAAAGACTCTCATAACTTCGTTTACATCTATCCTTCTGAATTTGACATCTCTTACTATAATAATGGTAAAGAAAACTTGAACCTCCACCGCCACACATCTTGTGTGTTGACTGAGATGACAGTCAACTATACACCAAACGGTGCGTTCTCTACATTCGGTAATGGTATGCCAACGCAAATCAACATCTCTATGACATTCAGAGAACTACAACTTCTTACAAAAGACAGTATTCAGGGAGGGCTATAATTTATGTACTTCGAGGACTTCCCTACTTTCTTATACGACTTCAAGTACGGTAAGAACAACTACAAGACTTCTGTTGTTACGGATATTACTCGAAATATCCGATTCAGAAGAGACCTGTTGTCAAACATCAGCTTGTACGAAGAGTACGACATTGTTGATGGAGAGACTCCAGAGATTATCGCTGAGAAGATCTATGGTAGCGCTCAGTACCACTGGATCGTTATGTTATTGAATGATCGTTTCGACTACATCTCAGATTTCCCATTGAAGGAGTCTGAATTGATCCGTCACATCCATTCAAGATACAATCCAACACTCACGCCAACCTCATGGACATATAGCGGCAGAAACGTAACCGCCACTCTAGTGAATCACGGTCTGCAAGTGTCTCCAACCACAACACTAACTGTTAGTGGTGCAGTGACAACTACAAACCCACCGAATGGAACTTACACTGTTACTGCAGTGACATATGACACGTTCACATTCCAAGTGCCTGCAAATATGATTCCAACTGGTCCAGCCACTGGAACACTGACTGTTGATACCAAGAACCGCGAGAGTTACATCGTACACTATAAGAATGCGCAAGGGTTTATCGTTAACCCAGTAGACGCATCGTCTGGTGTTACAACCTCTATCACTGGTGAGATGGTCGCGCGAGAAGAGAATGAAGCGAAACGTAGAATTAAATTGATCGCTCCAGAACTTCTAAATACAATCTTGAGAGATTTCAAAGATAATCTATAATGGCTACTAACCCAAGTCAAGTATTAAGATATGCTGGCGACGTCAGCATAGACAAAGTCCTGATCACCACATCACGTGGTTTCTATCAGGACGTCACAGCGCAGGTTATTAACATGCAAATCTTCGAGGACATTTTCTCGCCATTCATGAGCGGGAATATTGTCCTTAGAGAATCACTGGACTTGGTTAACTTGTTCCCATTCATTGGTGAAGAATTCCTAGATCTAGAAATTACTACACCAACAATCCCACACGGGAAAATAAAACAACGCTTTCACATCTACAAGTTGACAGATCGTCAGTTGCTTGGTGATCGCCTTGTTGCATATCAACTACACTTCATGTCCATTGAGTCAGTCGTTGACTTGAACAAGAAGATTAGCAAGGTTTACTCTGGTAAGATTTCAGAATTGGTTGGTCGTTTCGTAACGGACACAACAGATGGTCTAGAGAGTGAGAAGAACTTCTATGTTCAAGCAACCAGAAACAACTTAAAGTACATCTCCAATTATTGGTCACCTGTTAAGAATATCACGTTCTTGGCAGAGAACTCTTTGTCTGAAAGTGGATCTCCATCCTATTTGTTCTTCGAGAACCGTAATGGATTCAACTTCGTTTCTCTGGAGGCTCTGTATAACAACGAAGCCGTACAAGAATTTAAGGTAGACCGATACACTCGTGATAACGTACCAATGGGTGGTAGCGCGTTGAACTCTGCAGAAGACTTTAAGCGTATTAGCACTCTGAACATTCCAGTCGGTTTCGATTACATTGATCGTATTCGTTCTGGTATGATGGCGTCACGTCTTGTGTCATACGATATGACAAAGAAGGTTTACACTGCTCGTAACTATAACATGTTCCAGAAGTACGACAAGCAAGTACACTTGAACAAATATCCAATCAGTTCTGACTCTGCTATCTTCAGAGCAAACTCATTGATGATTAACTATCCTCGTGCCTTCGAAAACTTCAGCGGTTTCGGTGACTCTACAAACGCTCGTATGGTGCAAGAACGCATCTCTCTGATGAAACAGGCTGAGGCTGGCAAAATAAGTATTAATGTTCCAGGTCGTGTTGACTACACTGTTGGTCAAAAGGTTAAAGTGACTCTGAACAAGATCGAACCAATTCAAAAGAATGAAACGGACATCGTCGATAAGATGTTCTCTGGCTACTACATTGTTGCAGCGATCAACCACTACATTACACGTCAACAACATGAATGCTACATGGAATTGATTAAGGACTCTTCAATGGTCAATTTTAACGAGAAGAAATAATGCAACTATACCATGGTATCGTAGAAAATAGAAGTGACCCATTACAACTTGGTCGATGCCAAGTTCGTATCGTAGGTTTGCACACACACGATAAGAGTTTACTACCAACAAACGACTTGCCTTGGGCTACACCAATGCAGCCAATCAGTTCAGCTGCTATGAACGGTATCGGCTCAACACCAATTGGTCCAGTTGAAGGTACTGCTGTTATTGTCACGTTCTTTGACGACAATAACCAGATGCCAGTTATGCTTGGTACTCTTGGTGGCATTTCTTCACCACCTGCCACTGTCGACTTTGACGACTCTGGTCCAATCCGCAAATCTAAGAAGATTGAAGAAGTTAAGCTGCGTACCGTAGCTGGTCCAACGACTGGCGTTAAATTAGAATTCTACGATCCAGAATACGGTAGCACTACCATCACAAGTTCTCTAGAAGCCAACATGTTGGTTTATGGATATGGTATCAAAGAAGGTACGTTCATCGTTTCAGTTGATAGTGGAACGACTATTACCATTAGCAACCCAGTGTCTGCTTATGGAGAGAACATTATTGACTTCAAACCAGCACCAAGTAACTTGGGTGCTGTTGCTGAAAGTTCGAACACCAACCTTAAAGGTGGTACAGGAGAAAATGCAGCGGAGACTCCGAAAGCTACTCCAACAAACTCTGCTATTCCAACAATTCCACCTCCAAAATCAGTTAGCAATCAAACCAAAGCAGCTGAAGGTATCAAGGCTCTTATCGCTGCATGTGATAAGGTTGGATTGACCACTAAAGAACAAAAGTGTGCTTTGTTGGGTATTGCTGGTGGTGAATCTGGATGGATTCCTCAGAACGAGAGTTACATCTACAGCGCCGCTCGCTTAAAACAAATTTACTCATTTGCCACAGAAGCTGACATTGAGAAATACTCCAACGCCAACAAGAAGGGTATTTCTCGCGAAGAATTCTTCTCATGGGCATATGGTCCAACGAAACGTGGTAAAGGTTTCCTTGGTAACTTGACAGACGAAGATGGTGGTAAGTATTATGGTCGCGGATTCATCCAGTTGACTGGTCGCGCCAACTACAAAAAGTATAATGACCAAGCGAGAGCTATGGGTATCATTATCGACATCGTCAATTTTCCAGATCAACTCGATCTTGACATCAACACATCTGCTGTTGTTGCTGCGTTGTACATTAAGGATCGCGTGTCAAAGGGTGTTAACGTTAATGCTCACCCTGACTATTTCTATGCAGCTAAGAAAGCTGTCGGTGTAAACTCACCAGACATCGCTGTTAGAAAGTTAAACTACTACGAATACTTCTACGGTTCTTCTGCTTCTGGTGGCGCAGTAAAAGATGCAGGTGCGCCAATTCCAGAGAACACAGATACGACAGATGGACCGCCTGGACCTTCCAAGCAAAGTATCGAAACTGGTTCATATGGATTAGGTTTCCGTGACCCGAACAACAAGTATCCACTACAAGATTATCTGAATGAACCAGACACGAACCGCTTGGCTCGTGGTATTATTAACGGTACTGCCATCACAAAGAAAGATGCGTCAAGAGTTTATGGTATCCCAACTGCTGCTGGTGGTTCATGGGATCAACCCGCTGCTCCATTTGGTGCAAAGTATCCATACAACAAAGTATTTGAAACTGAAGCAGGACACTTGCAAGAATGGGATGACACTCCAGGTCAAGAACGTGTGCACACATACCATCGTTCTGGCACATTCACTGAAGTTGACGCGAATGGTACACAGGTAAACTACATTGTTGGTGATAACTTCATCTTGATGGAAAGTAATGGATGTGTTCACGTTGCTGGTGAGTGTAATATCACCGCTGATGGTAACATCAACATCTACGCTAGAACAGACGCGAACATCAAAGTTGCCGCTAACGCCAACATCGAAGTTGGTAACAACGTGTCACTTGGTGTTGCCAACGACATGTCTGTCGCTGTTGGTGGAGACTTCTTACTTAACGCAGCTGGGTCAATCAAAATGCAATCAGCAGACATCTCAGTTAAGTCTACTGGTAACTTGGGTATCCAAGCAGATGGTGACTTGAACGCAAAGGCTGCTGGTACATATAACCTAGAGTCTGCTGGAGAGATGAACATCCTTTCTGGTGGCACTATGCATGTTGATTACTCTGAAGGTCAATTCGGTAATGGCGCTGGTTCTGCAGCTGATGTTGCATCGTTTGAACTCGCAGCACCTGCTGCTGGTGACCCTCTGAACCCATCTGTTCCATACTTGGTTGCTCCAGAGCGCCAGTTCGAAGAAAAGTCTGCCGTGGAAACACCAGAAGAATGGGATACTCCAGAAGGTCGCGCGATTGCAGCAACTACTGCTCGTACAGAAGGCACTTCAGGCGCACCTGCTCCAGTTGCAGATGAATCTTCTCAACCAACAGGTGGTTCTTCTTCAAGCACTAAGGTTGATTGCTCTATCATCTTTAACACCAAGGACTTCACTAACGACTACAAGATCAGTAAGAACTTTAGTCTTGGTATGTTGATTGACGGTGGTGTTGGTGGTAAGCATCGTTTGACTGACCAGATGTTGAAGCCACACAAGTCTGCTTCTGAGCGTCTGTACACTGTTCAAGAAATTGTTTGTAACTTGGCACACGCTGCGCAGAACGTACTCGAGCCAGCGTTGGATCTACTTCCAGGCGGTCGTTCTGGTTTCGGTACTCAGTGGCGTATTAACTCAGGTTATCGTCTACGTGGTATCACTCCGAACGAGAGCCCATCTTCTGACCACTGTAAAGGGCACTGCTTCGACATCGGCTTGTTGTTGCCAGATAAGAACACTAAGACATACGAACTTATCCAGAAGTTGGAAAAAGTCATTCCATACGATCAGTTGATTCTAGAGTATCGCCACCCAACGTCTGTTTGGATTCACGTTGGGTACAAACCTGAGAACAACCGTAAGATGGCGTTCACTATGGTTAACGATGCGACATTTGCTCGCGATAAGAATGGAAACCCATCTGGCTTCCACTTGATCGGCGAGATTCCACCGAAAGGTAAGTGATGGACGAAACATGGACTCCATCAGCTGGGTTACTTGGGCAAGTTGATGAACTTGATTCAGTAGCCTATGCAATTGATTATCAGGCGATGGATGAACTTGGTATGCCAATCAACTTCAAGGTTGAGGTTACTGCATTAGAACCGAATCCACCTACGATAAGAGTTTATGAGAATAAAATCGTTGGGTACTTCAAAGACAGTTTTCTAAATAAGAACCTTCAACACTTCACCAACGACAAGAAGTATATCAATACAACAACGTTCGGTGCCATTGATATCAAGAACATGCAGGACATGATTTACTATCGTCCTGACGAAACCAGAAGCATTACATTCTCATATAGAGCAGATGCTTATGATCCATCGGATTTAACTAAAACGATTGTAGCAACTGCAACATATACAATCACAGTACTTAATAACTGGACAAACGGAGAACTTCAATTGATCGAATTTGTTAAGTTCGCTAAGACAAAACCCAAGCAAGTCGTATATTGGGAAAATGCCGAGTTCACAACTAAGTCTGGCACTGCAGTTTCATGGGAGCCTAAAATATGAGTTTGCCTAAGTCATTCCAAGAAAAGGTTGGAGCGATTAGCCTAGCCGATCTAGACGAGAACTTCACTGAACTTGACAATAGAACTAAGAACATCGTTGACCTTATTAACTGGGTTATTCAAGAACAAGACGGTGCTCTTAAATTGAAGTACAACAACGTCGAGAAGATTTCATTCGGTCCAGCGATGATCGAGAACTCAACTACAATTGACACGAACTATACGATCTCCGAAGGTAAAAATGCTATGACAGCTGGACCAGTGACCATCTCCGATGGAGTCACTGTTGCTATTCCAGATGGCTCTACTTGGACTATTGTGTAATGCCAGCCATCGTTAGAATAGACGATACATCGACTGGGCATGGATGTTTTCCACCCACAAAACTGGTTGCAACCCCAGTAACTAAGACTTACATTAACGGTAAACTAGCTGGAGTGCAAGACAGTGCCTGTCAATTTATAACTCACGTGTGTGGGTTGCAAGTACATCCTCAGTCAGCCAGATATATTTCAGGTGGTGCCTCTAAGACAAAGATTGAAGGTAAACCAGCTGCAAGAATCGGCGATCCTATTGCATGCGGAGATGCATGTTCTGAAGGATCTCCCAACACTTTCATAGAGTAAAGATAAATAATAAGATGACTAGAAAAACAAGAATCTTCTCCGACTTAGACCTAAACTTCACTGCACATCCAGTGACGAAGGATATTTCTCGTCGCTTTGATGAGAACGCAATCAAAGACTCTATTAGGAATTTGATTCTAACACGTAACTTCGAGAGACCATTCCACAGTGAATTGGGTTCTCCTATTCGTGCTCTATTGTTTGAAAACTCTAGCCCACTATTGTCGATGACGCTACGAAGAGCGATTGTCGACGTTATCAACAACTTCGAACCTCGCGTCAATCTTATTGATGTTGAAGTTGTTGATTCAGACGACGAACATAGCCTGTATGTGAATATCTCGTTCAAGATCATTAACACAGACAGCCCACTTTCACTAGATCTAGTATTAGAGAGAACCCGATAAATGGCACAGAATAAACGTATTAGCGTAGCCGAACTTGACTTTGATGCGATCAAAGAAAACCTAAAGTCGTTCCTGCGTGGACAAGAACAGTTCCAAGACTATGACTTCGAAGGTTCTTCTATGTCTGTCTTGCTGGACTTGTTAGCATACAACACCCACTACAATAACATCTACACCAACTTGGCTATGAACGAAATGTTCATGGACTCTGCAAGCAAACGTGCCTCTGTAGTTTCTTTGGCTAAGATGTTGGGCTACACTCCAAACTCTGCGTTGTGTGCAAAGGCATACGTTAATGCAACCATTACTGCACCAACAACTTCTCCTGCTGTTATTACTTTACCAGCTGGTCAGCCATTCCTGACATCTATTGACGGTGTGGCATATACATTCTATAACACATCTGACGTTTCAACTACAAACGCCAACGGTTCTTACGTTTTCTCTAACGTAGAATTGGTTGAAGGTTCTCCACTGAAGTATAGCTACACTGTGGCACCTGGACAGCGTTATGTTATTCCAAACGCCAACGTTGACTTGACAACACTAAAGGTTAAGTTGCGTGAGACACCAACGTCTGACATTTTCTACGTTTTCTCTGCTGCAGAATCACTAACAGAAGTTGGTCCATTGACTAAGGTTTACTTCGTCAAAGAGATTGACGATGGTTTGTATGAAGTAACATTCGGTGACGGTGTTCTAGGTTTCCCACCAGAAGCTGGTAACTACCTAACATTTGAGTACCAAGTTTCTAGTCGTGAAGCGCCGAACGGTGCCAACGTGTTCGCTTACGCAGGTTCTGCTTTGCTTGGTTCTGGTTTAACTGTTGTTACTACTGGTGCTGCGTTCGGCGGTTCTTCTGCTGAAGATATTGACAGTGTTAAGTTCAACGCACCACGTATGTACGCTGCGCAAAACCGCGCTGTTACAACAGACGACTACAAGGCTCTAATCTACAAGTATTTCCCAGAAGCCGACTCTGTTGTTGTTTGGGGTGGTGAAGATAACGAACCACCAGTTTACGGCAAGACATTCATCTGCGTTAAGCCAAAGGATGCCACTAAGCTAACACAGCAACAAAAAGATTACATCCGCTACACTTTGATTGGTCCACGTTCTGTAGTTTCTATCACTCCAGAGTTCACTGATCCAGAATACTTCAACGTTCAGATTTCTGCTTCTGTTTACTACAACGAGAAGATTTCTGACAAGTCTCCTGCTCAGCTAGAGACTCTTGTTAAGAATGCCATCTACAACTACGACGATACTGAGTTGCAACGCTTCGATGGTATCTTGCGCTTCTCTAACCTTGTTCGTATCATCGATGAGGCTGATACTTCTATTGTTTCGAACACTACACGTCTAGTTGTTCGTCGTCAATTCGCTCCACGATATAACCTATCTGCTGAGTACAAGTTGACTATGATTAACCCGATTTACCAATCTGAGGTTCCAGAAGATGCCGTTACAACAACAGGTTTCTACATTCCAAACAGCTCAACTGTTCACTACATGGACGATGATGGTGTTGGTAACATCCGCTTGTTCTACCTAGATACAAACAACAATAAGGTTATCGTCAACCCAACAATCGGTTCTGTTGATTATCCAACAGGTACTGTCGTTGTTCGTAACTTGACAATCACTGCGTTGGCTGACCAGATTTTCGAATTCGTTATGAAGCCAGAATCATACGACGTTGTTCCAGCGTTCAACCAGATCGTTCAGATTTCTCGCGAGTACTTGACTGTTAACGTTGTCTCTGATAAGACTGCTGCTGGCTCTAACCAAGGTGGTAAGAACTACGTCTTCACTTCTATCCGTAAAGTATAATGGCTAAAACAAGAACCCTGTTAACGGACGTAGTTGCAAAGCAGCTACCTGAACACATAAGAGATAATTACCCTACGTTCGTTGCGTTCGTAGAGGCTTATTACGACTACCTAGAAAAGCAGTCTGTTGACATCACGAGTGCCAGAGACATTGACACAACTCTTGAAGAGTTCATCACGTACTTCAAGAAGGAATTGGCTCACAACTACCCGATTGCTAGTACGATCGTTTCTGATGAACGATTCTTGTTGCAACACATCCGTGACCAGTACCTAGCAAAAGGTTCTGAAGCATCATATAAGCTGTTGTTCCGTTTGCTATTCGGTAAAGATGTGACATTGGAATATCCAGGTCAGTCTATGCTGCGCGCATCTGATGGTCGTTGGAGACAAGACTACTCAGTCTTCGTTCGTGTTGATTTTGGTTCAGCCACTGAGATTATCGGTAAGGTTGTTGAGATCAATACAACAAATCGAGTGTTGCGTGTTCTTGTAGATAAGAACCAATCATTCAATGATGTTTACGGTAGCGTTGAGCGTTTCACTCAAATCACCGACACAATCTATGAGCTGTTCATTGATCGTCGCTTCTATGGTGAGATCAAGCCTGGAGACGTTGTAAAGTACAAGGGTAAATTCCAAGGTACAATTCTACCAACAACAACAAGTGTAAAAATCACAAAGCCTGGAGTTGGCTTCCGCGTTGGTCAGGTGTTCCAAGTTAAGTCTGGCGACGGCACACCAGCATGGATGAAGATTCTTGGAGTTTCTTCTACTGGTGGTATCCGCAGCGTTGAACTTATCAAATTCGGTATTGGTTACAGTACAGACTTCGCTGTCACATTGCTTCCAACCTCTGAAGTTAAGTCTGTCACAAAGATAACAAACACACCAGCAACGCTTTCATACTCATTCAAGTATGGAGCGATCACTACAGTTGAAGTTGATGATGTTGGTGGTGGATACTCGGTTCCACCAACAGTTGTTGCAACTGGCGACGGTCAAGGTGCAAGACTAAGAGCGACTATCACTCCAGCTGGTGAGATCGATGAAATTATTATTGAAGACGGTGGTACAAACTACACCAACGCTACAATCGTTTTCACGACACCTTCTGGAGAGACAGGTAGTGGCGGACATGCTATTGCTGGTTTCGGTTCTCAATCTTACTACAGCGTTTTAGATAAGGTTGTTGGTTTCAACGAAGTTGGTGTTATCAACTACGGCGAATACTGGGATGGTGGTCGTACACTATCTAACGGTTCAATTACGCTGATTCAGATGACTGACAGAGGCAGAGGATATACATCTGCTCCGACATTCAATTTCTGGGATCCTCTTGGTACTGGTCTAGTAGTTAACTCTGCAGATTCTGTTTCTACTGAGAAGGCACTCGCTCTAACATTAACAGATGGTGGATCTGGTTATATTGACCCAACAGTAACAGTCGTTGGTGGCGGTGGTACTGGTATGGTGGTCTTGGCACACATCAACAACTCTAATGAGATTGAATCTATTTCTGTTGCTGACTATGGTCAAGGTTACACTTCACTACCAACATTCACTATCAATGACGTAAATGGTACTGGTGCAGAAATTACAGCAGCGTGGGACGGATACAAACTAAAAGAAGTTATCCAGATTACCACAGCTGGTACAGGTTACATTAACCCTCGTGTTTATATCGGTTCAGTTGGCAGCGTTAACTGGGTATTGAATACTGCATATACAGCTGGCGACTTCTTGAAAGTTGTTGATGGTGGCGCGACTCGCTACTACATTGCGATGACTACTGGTACGACAGATTCTACAACACCAGCGCACACATCTGGTACAATCAACAGCGGTACAGTTGCTCTAAAGGCAGTAACAGTTTCTGATGGTGGTGGATCTGGCGCTAAGGCTGCAGTAACACAAAACATCGTCCATGGCTATTCTGATGCAGCTTATGTTGGTGAAGACGCTCGTGAGTTCTTTATTGACTATAAAGATACTGTTGAAGGTGACCCTGCTGTTATTAACGTTGGTTTAGGTGCGCTGGCAAAATATCCAGGCTACTTTGAGACTAACGATGGCTTCTTGAACGATTCTATTTTCATTCAAGACAGTAAGTATTACCAAGCGTTCTCGTACGTTATTAAGATTGACGAACAGTTGTCTTCTTATTCTGCTGCGGTTCGTTCTATGCTACACCCAACTGGTATGGCATTGTTCGGTGAATATAGTATCACCAACACATTCGACGTGGGCTTGGCTCTAGAATCTATCGTCAAATCTCTTGGTGTTACTCTTAGAGATGAGGCGATTGCTTCTGAAGAATTCATTCAGAGATTCTCTAAGGATCTTGGAGCGAATAGCGTTTCTATGACCCAACCTTGGTTACTAGAGAGCCAAGATGATGGTATACCTAGAGCTGTCCATGTGACAATCTCTAAGGTTCCTAATGAATCATTTGCGTACATGAACGCAGATGGTACAACTGATTTGGTTGTTCGCTTGTTTATTAAAGCGATTGACTCCAACCAAGAATGGGTAACTCCAATTGATGATGGAAGCATTAGAGATATCTCTAAGTCTTTAGAAACTGAGTTTGGTCCATACGCAACCCTTGGTTACGGTATGAACGATTATATCGAGAAGAAAGAGTTCTCAAAAGAACTTGAAACTATCGAGACAATTACTGAAGACTACGCCCAGCAGACAGATAAATATGTAGAGTCAGCCATTACTGGAGACTATCCAGAAAGTGGATACGCAACATTTAACCCCTATGAAGAAGGTGGTTATTTCGAGAGTGTTTATGCAAACAGCCGTGCTGGCGAGTTTAGCGTTTAATTTTTAAGGAGATTTTTATGGATCAACAATACACAGAAAACCTAAAGGCGACTGGTCTAGTAACTGTTACTAAAACTAACGAAGCTGGTCTGGTTACTGAACAATTCACAGTACCTAACCTAGTTGTTAATACTGGTAAGGCATACATCGCTCAAAAGATGGTTGCCACTAACACAGACGTTCCAGTCCACATGTCACACATGGCTATCGGTACTGGTAACACTTCTCCAGCTGCTGAAGATACTGCACTAGGTACACAAACTGGTCGTGTTCTATTGTCTGGTAACTTGGTCGAAGCCAACTCTATCACTTACACTGCTACATTCCCAGCAGGTACTGGTACTGGTGCTATCACTGAAGCTGGTGTTTTCAACGCTTCTGTTAACGGTACTATGCTTTGCCGCACAGTGTTCCCAGTTGTTAACAAGGCTGCTGGTGATACTATCGCTGTTACTTGGAAAGTTACAGTAAGCTGATCAACCTCAGCTTTTTCGGCATAACAAGACAACTTTCGGATAAAACAGGGTATGGCATCTTCATCTTTAATTAAAACAATTTTGCACAGAGCACTTGCTGAGGGTGTCTACAGAGATGTGGTCACCCGTAGTGCATCGTACTATTATTTCCTAGGTAAGACGATTACTTGGGAGGATGATTCTGTGCCTCCATATCCTATCGACAGTCTTGCATATGAGCATGATACTCGTAACGAGATCATCACATTGAAAGAGATTCGTCCATCTGACGTTGCCTTCGTTGTGCCGAGAAACAACTGGACTGCAGGTATCATCTATGACATGTATGATGACCAATACTCTGATGAGGTTATTGGTCTCAACATCGTTTCTGGCGGTTCTGGCTATATTGACCCAACTGACGTTTCAATCGAAATCACAGGTGGTGGTGGAACTGGTGCTAAGTTCAATGCCGTTGTGCAAGACGGTAAAATTGTAGACGTTGACTTGGTTGCCAAAGGTTCTGGTTATACATCCACACCAACAGTTACTGTTGTATCAAGTTCAGTAACAGACCAAAACGGTTCTGTTGCTCAACTTAAAGCTATCGTTAACGTTGCTCCATCTGGCGCGCAACGTATCGAAGATGCTCGTTTCTACGTAGTCACAGAAGACTACAACGTCTATAAGTGTTTGGATAACGCTGCTGGTTCTATTTCTACACAGAAGCCAACATCAACATCCCTACAACCTATTAAGACATCAGACAACTACGTATGGAAATACATGTACAGTATTCCAATTAACCTACGTAACAAATTCTTAACAGACACACACATGCCTGTTGTGTCTGCTCTGACCAACCAATTTTATTCTAATGGTTCGTTGGAAAACATTTTTATTGCTAACAAGGGTGCAGGATATACAACTGCTTCTATCTCTGTTACTGGTGACGGATATCGCGAGAAAGATCCAATCTTCTTGGAAAGCGTTATTGTTGGTCTTGGTGGAGAAGGATATACAGATCAAACTGTTATCACTGTTCAAGACCCTATCGCTAACGGCTCTGCCATTATCGCTAACGGCTCAATCAACATCAGTCAAATTGTTTACAACACAAACTTCGACTTCTACATTGCTGAGAACTCTGGTACGTTTGCTGACTATGAACCAACTCACCAAGAAGGTACTGTTCTAAACGGTTCTGTTGCTTTGAAGTATCTTGGCACTCGCGCTAAAGCTGTTGCTGTTGTGGAAGATAACGTAGAAGTTACTCCGAACGAATTCAAAGATGGTGTGATCACTGGTATCAACCTAATCGGTTCTGTTAGAGAAATTCGTATCATCAGTCCAGGTTCTGGATATATTAACCCACCAAGAATCACATTCTCTGGTGGCGGTGGATCATATGCCACAGCATCTCCTAAGATGTATGGCGACAAGGTTATTTCTGCATCTATCACAAACCAAGGTGATGGATACACAACTGCTCCGACTGTTATTATCGGAGATGAGTATGTAGCACTAGATGCTGTTCTTATCACTGAACAGTACTATGAAGGTACTAACTTATTCACAGTTGAGGTTGATGGTGTCAACGGTACTCGTAGTCTAACAACTGCTAACTACACAACTCCAATTTGGTCTATCGGCGCAAGCGTGACATTAAACTCTGAGGTTTACTACGCTAATCGTTTGTACAGAGTTGCAACTGCTGGTCTGTTGGGTACTACTGCTCCTACACATATCACTGGAACAGAATCTAACGGCTCCGCTGATTTGGAATATATCGGCAAACCACTAATCGTTTCTTCTGCACCATTCTCTGGCGGTGGTGTTGCTACTCTTGGCGAGACTGTGTATGTTTCTAATCGCTTGTACAAAGTCACAACTGCTGGTCTGTTGGGTGACGATGCACCGACACACACAACTGGTTCAGAGCCAAGTGGAAGTTCGGTTCTTGAATACCTAGGACAACCTTCTAAGTACTCTTATGCTGGAGCAAGAGCCACTGGCGTTTCTGTTCTTCGTTTTGGTACTGGTTATTCTTCAACTCCATTGATCGTTATCACAGACCAAGACAACGGTGGATCTGGCGCAGATGCAAACTTCTTGACATCTAAGTCTGAAGCAAAGTTGATTCCAATTATTGAGAATGGTCAAGTTCAGTACGTTATCATCGAAGAAGGTGGTATCGGTTACACCAAAGCAACTATTGAAGTTGTTGACACTGGTACTACTGGTCGTGGCGCATCTCTGATTGCTGACTTGTCTATCGGTGCTATCGGTTCTCAGCAAGCGAACAACGAAATTTTAACACCACCTGGAACTATTGATGCTATCAACGTTATCTCTGGTGGTTACTCATATGGTGTTGCAAACATCACTATCACTGGTGACGGTACAGGCGCTACTGCTGTTGCTGTTATCGACCCAGTCACAAACAGCATTTCTCGAATCAGAGTTACAAATCGTGGACAGAACTACACATACGCTGATGTGACTATCACTGGTAACGGTTATGGTGCGAAGGTTCGCGCGATTATCACACCATACGGTGGACACGGTAAGAGTTCTCCAGAAGAATTGTATGCGAGAACTTTGATGTTCTACTCAAACATTTCTACTGACTTGAACCAAGGTATGTCTGTTAACAACGACTATCGTCAAGTTGGTATCATTAAGAACCCTCGCGTTTTCAGCGATGTTGAATACTACCAAGGTTCTATCGGTTCTGCATGTTTCGTTGTGCAGACTACATTGAACACTGAAGAATTCCCACGTGATAGTATGATTTACATTGAGCGTTCTGTTCCACCTGAAAATGAATGGACTGCTTCTACTGCTTACACTATCGGTACATACCTATACGCAGCAGACAGAATTTACATTGTTATTACTGCAGGTACATCTTCTAGAACTGCCCCAACAGTTGTTGACGGTACTGAAGTTAACGGTACAATGGTTGTGTCATATGTTGGTTCTACAAAGGTTAAGAAGCGTTACCGTATCGTTTCTTCAACATCACAGTCTGCATTGTTACAGTCATTGGACAACGATATCCCTGTTGTCACAGACATCTTCACAAGCGAAACAAACAACGCACACTCATTCACAGTAGCATCTGTTGGTAACCCCAACGTAGATAAATACTCTGGACAGATATTGTTTATTGACAACAAGCAAGGTTTCACACCGTCTGCAGACGAAACAATTACTCTTAGAACGATTATCCAATTCTAAGCTAAATAATAGAGATTAACTTTTAGATAAAGAGTTCACGAATGGCACTAGATTTTAACACTGAACCGTACTTCGACGACTATGACCAAGAAAAGGATTACTACCGTATCCTCTTCCGCCCTAGTTATGCTGTTCAGGCACGAGAACTGACTCAGATCCAAACGATTCTGCAAAGTCAGGTTTCTCGTTTCGGCGATCACGTTTTCAAAAATGGTTCTCAGGTTATCCCTGGATCTGTAAACGTAGATAACCAATTCCACTTCATTAAGCTAGAGCCATTCACTGGCACTATCGACATCAACACTTACATCGAGTCTTTCCGTGATAAGATTATCACAGGTGAACAATCTGGTGTTAAACTGCGTGTTGTTGATACGTCTCAGTGCGATTGCGTTGTAGACCAACTAGGTATTGCAACACTGTACTGTAAAATTGAGGGTACTGCTGCGAACGGTGAGACTAAACGCCTACAAGCTGGCGAAAACATCATCGCTTATGAAGATGACAACCTTAAAGTTAACAACTTCAAACTAACAGAAGACCAAGTTGGTGACATCACTGCTAAGATTCGTTCTACTGCGGATGATGGTTCTGTTGGCACATCTTACACTGGTGACCCAACACACGACGTTCTTGGTCTAGCTTACGGTGTTGATGTTAAAGAAGGTATCTACTACATTGACGGTATCTTCGTTCGTAACCCAGAACTCCACTTGTACGTTGGTCGTTTCGACAACAAACCTACTGCTCGTGTTGGTTTCCAAGTTATCGAAGAAACTGTTTCCCCAGAAGACGATGTCTCATTGCTAGACAACGCTACTGGTTCATATAACTATGCAGCACCAGGTGCTCACCGTTATAAAATTTCTCTGAAGTTGGTTAAGCTACCACTTCTATCTACAGACAACATCAAGTTCGTTGAACTACTGCGTGTTGTTGATGGTCGCGTACAACAGAAGATCGAAAAAGCCACTTACGCTGAAATCGCTAAGACATTGGCTCGTCGCACATTCGATGAATCTGGTAACTATGAAGTTAACAAGTTCATGTTGTCTATCCGCGATCACTTGGATGATGGCACTAACTACGGTTTGTACCCAGAACAACCAGCAAGCCCAATTGCTGGCATGACATATGGTGAAGCAGACAAAGCAGTTATCGCAGTAGATCCAGGGAAAGCATACATTGACGGTTACGAAGTTGAAGCTGTTTCAACTCAGTACACTGTATTCGATAAGGCTCGTGGTGATGACCACGTTGAGTCTATCACTCTAGATCCAGTTGGTGTTCCAGTTGGTAACTATGCATTGGTGTCTAACGTATATGCGCAACCAACAATCTCTTCTTTCGAGAGAGTGTACTTGGTTAAGAAGCTAGTGGTTTCTAACGGCGCACTTCCAACATCTACTGACGTTGTTGGTACTGCTCGCGTTAAAGCATTCCAACTACACAGCGGCGACTATTCAGCTGGCACATCTACTCAATACAAACTAGCCTTGCTAGATGTTCAGATGTACAGCGGTTACTCTTTCGAACGAGATGTTAAATCTGTTTCTGGTATTAAGACTAGCGGCACTAACTTCACTTGCGATATCGTACCAACGCTAATCAACTTGACTGGTGGTGCTACTATTGCAAACGCATCGACTAGCTTGGTTGGTTCGAACGCTCTATTCTCAACAGAATTGAAATCTGGTGATATTGTCTACATCGATGGTGTTAAGATCGGTACAATCAGCACTACACCAACAGGTAACAACGCTGCAACTCTATCAGCTGCTTATGGTGGTACTACTATCGCCACTGCTGGTAAGATTCAGGTATTCCGCGCCACTCTAAATGAACAAGACCGTAACACTCTATTGTATAGCGTTGGTTACGAGATGGTCAAGACTCTAAAGGGTAAGAACTCTAGCGGTCTTTATGACTTGGACACATCTACAATCGTTTCTCGTGTTAGCTTCTCTCAACAACAATCTAGCACTGCAGACGGTTACATCAAAGTAACATTCAACATCTCTGGTGGTGAGTTCTTGGATAAGTCTGACTTGTCTAACTTCACATTGTTCGACGCTACAACTAATCGCCCAGTTTCTGTTGGTGTTTCTAACATCGAATTTAACTCTGATTCTAACCGCACTTCTGTCACATTCAAAGAATTGGCATCTGGCGCTACTCTTCTAGTTGACTCGCGCAACTACACCCTAATCGCTTCTGTTACACGTACAGCTGCATATGGTGGCGCGAAGGCTAAGAACCTAGAAGTTAACTACGCTGACTACATCTATGACAAGCGTGTTTGCACAGCAAGCACTATCGAGTTGGCAATGGCTGACATCTATCGCTTGATCAAAGTTGAAGTAGACCCAACTAGCTACGGTGCATTCAATCCATCTAATGCTGTAGATATCACTGATTACTACACATTGGACAACGGACAACGCCCAACTCACTACACAAACGGTAAGCTGAACTTGAAGGCAGGTATGCCAGTTCCAGCTGGTTGCTTGAAGGTGACATATGACTACTTCACAGTTGCTGGTCCAACAGGTCAGTACTTCACTGTAGACTCTTACACTGCTGACTTGGAATTGTACCAAATCCCAACATACTACTACTCTTCTGCCGACGGCAAGAAGATTGAAGTTTCATTGGGTGATGTTATCGACTTCCGCCCAGTGGTTGCTGGTAACAACACATGGTTCCCAGAGATTCCAAAGATCGGCACTAGCGTAACTACACCTATTGCTTACTACATGGGTCGTCAAGACAAGATCGTTCTTGACTCTATTGGTCGATTCAACATCATCAAAGGTGTTCCATCTCTATATCCAAAGGAGCCAGAGGATCCAAAAGAAGGTATGGTACTTGCTACAATGTACATCCCACCATACACTAAGGACATCAAACAGATCAAAGTCACACAACGTGACAATCGTCGTTACACAATGAAGGACATTGGTAAGTTGGAGAAGCGTATCTCCAACTTGGAATACTATGTTGCATTGAGCACTCTAGAAAAAGATGCTGCAACTATGTCTATCAAAGACGATGACGGTTTCGATAAATTCAAGAACGGTTTTATCGTTGACACATTCACTGGTCACGGCATCGGTGATGTTAAGAACGAAGACTATCGTATCGCTGTAGATGCTCAAAACAAGCACCTACGCCCAATGACTTATACAACTGCTTTGCAGATTGTTGAAGACTTGGTATCTGATACACAACGTTCTTCTCTACCATATCAAAAGACTAACGACCTTATCACTCTACCATACACTGAGTCTGAGTTCATCTTCAATACAAACGCAACCCGTTCTATTGACGTAAACCCATACAAGATTGGTGCTTTCAAGGGTGAAGTTATCCTTACTCCAGAAGGCGACAACTGGATGGATACAGATCGTCGTCCAGACAAACAAGTTACTGATAACAACAACTATGACGCCATCGCCTATTTGGCTGAAAAAGTTGGTGTTACTGGTACTGTGTTTAACTATCACGAGGCTAACTGGTCTGGTCAATTAACTCAGACTGATCCAGCTTACTCTCAAACTGGTAACCCTGCTGCTCGTCGTCAGATCGTCACTGGCTACCAAACTGACATGTACATTGAGACTGGTGTTATTCCAGTTGACAAGATCGTTACATCTGTTCAGAGCACAGAGAACCAAATCGACTACGGTGACCGAGTTGTTGACATGTCGTTCGCTCCATACATGAGAGCACGCCCTATTACAGTTATCGCTAAGAACTTGAAAGCGAACACTCGTTTCTGGGCATTCTTCGATAACATCAACGTTAACTCTCACATCACTCCATCTAACGTATTCACAGTTGAACGTAATGGTACAACTAAGATGTCGTTCGATCTAAATGACCTACAGAACCAAACTGTTGGTGATAACCCAGATCGTGCATACAATGGTAAGATTGAGCCAGCATTCGCAAACGGTGACTTGGTTAAGAACGAAGCGCACACTGCGACTAAGATTACTGGTATCACTCACCTAACATCTGCTGCTACTTCTTTCAGTCTGACTGTGTTGTCTGCAGCAGGCATCAAGCCTGGACACCACGTTCGTTTTGAAAATATGGCATTGTACAATGGTCAAGGTTCTAGAAACCTATATGACTTGTACAGCAACCAAGGTGTTGGTGCTAGCCAAGGTATCGCATCAAACACTCAGTCTTCTAAAGAACTGAACATGCGCGTGTTCAAGGTTACTGCTGTTAACGGTAACACAATCACTGTTGCTAACCCAGCAGGTGGTAACATTGCAGCGTTCAGCGCATACAATGCAGCTACATACACTGGTGGCTTCTTCGGTAAACTACAACGCCTACAGGCATCTGCTGTTGTTGCATATGACGGTTTCGTTTCTGAATCTGACATATATGGTATCAAGACTCAACAGATCCACTTGGTAAACGTTCGTAACGGCTTTGCTATCAATGACGTTCTAGCGGGTTCTTCTGTAATTGCAGGTTCTGCTAACCTACGCAACAGCTGTACTGTTAAGTACATCAACGGTTCCAACTCTACAACAGTCGCTCCAACTATGAAAGTTAAGGGTGATACTCTTCGCGCTGACGTAGACGGTACTGTTGTTGGTGTGTTTGATATTCCAAACACAGACGGTCTAGCATTCCGTACTGGTGAGCGCACATTCAAGTTGATCGACAACGAATCAAACTCTGATGCTGGCTTCGACTCTAAAGGTTCTACAGTTTACTACTCTCAAGGTGTTACGCTGTCTAAAGAGAAGACTATCGTCAATAGCCGCACCGCATCGTTTGTGCAAGATCGCTTCTACGAAGAGATCCCTACTCGCCGTGTAGTTCCAGGCGCTACTCGTCAGATCTACTCTTACTACACTGGTCACGACCCAGTTGCACAAACATTCGTTGTTAGCTCAACTGGTGGTGTGTTTGTTAGTTCAGTTGATATTTTCTTCCGCGAAGCAGGTATTCGCCCAGTCACTATCGAATTGCGTAGCACTAACAACTCAATTCCAGGGACTAAGGTTATCCCATTCTCACAAGTGACTAAGACTGCTCAGCAGTTGAACTTGTCTGATGATGGTTCTGCTGCAACAACATTCACATTCTCTGCTCCAATCTACTTGCAAGACGGTGAGACATACGCTCTTATCGTTAAGACTGATGAGCCTGGATGCCAGTTGTTCATCTCTGAATTGGGTAAGAACGACCTTATCACTGACAACGTGATCACGTCACAACCATTGACTGGTTCTCTGTACTTGTCTCAGAACAGTAAAGAATTTGAAATCAACCCATTGCTTGATATGAAGTTTGTTCTTCGCAAGGCAGTGTTTGATATCAGCAACTCTGTTACTATCGACTTCAGAGCTAACCCACCAGCACCATATACTCTGCAAGCTAACCCATTCGAGATCACTCCAAACACTAACAAGGTTCGTGTTTATGCTCAAGATCACGGTTTCAAGGCTGGTGAGAAAGCTGTTATCAGCGGTGTTGTTGATGGCTACTATGGCACTGCATCTGCTGCTACTGGTATCCCAGCAACAGCTTTGAATGCAGAACACGTAGTTCAGTCTTATGGTATCGAAAAAGATTCGTTCATCATCGAGATCCCATTGACTATCACCGTTGACGGTGTTTCTACAGACGTTCTTTCTGGAACAACTGCAGACTTCGTTAAAGGTAACTATGGTGGTAATACTGTTGTATGTACTCGCAGCTTGAACTTGGACATCTTGTACTTGAAGACTTCAGACTTGAACTTCCAAGACACTAACATCTCTTATGAGATGGACGTTGAAAATATGGATGGCACTTCTACAGAAGGTATTGCTCTACCAGCGAATGCAAACTACTCATTCCCTAACCGTAAGCATATCCGCTCTTACGAGAACCAATCATTCCAAGGTTCTAGCGAGTACAAGACTCCATCGTTGAAGATCCGCGCTACACTTTCTTCTTCTAACAAGAACGTTTCTCCAGTTATCGATACACAGAAGCTATCTGCTTACACTATCGCTAACTTGGTTGACAACTTGACTCAATCAGATGTGAACGTTGCAGAAATCGATTCAAGATCTCTTCTATCTGATGAGAACATCTCTATCGGCGACGTTAAGGTAGCAGGTACTGGTACTATCAGTTCTTCTACTGCTAGCACAGCAGTAACAGGTAGCGGTGGGTTCACTGCAGGTTCTATGAAGGTTGTTGCTGGTAACAAGCTATGGAAGACAGATGGTACATTAATCGGTACTGTTCAGACTGTTAACAGCGATACATCTATCACATTGACTGCTAACGCTGCTGTTACTACCAACGCTGTTTCTTGGTCTTACTCTTCTACTCCATCTCTGGTGTTCTCTAACATTACTGTTGATGGTGTATTGTGTGGTTTGATTGCAACAAACATTGACACTGCTGACAACCTATTGGCTAACGCCACTATCGGTAAGTATCTGGATATCTCTGGAACTAGCGCTGCTAACCCTAAGCTAGATGGCACATACGTTGTTAAGGATGTTTATGTTCAGTCTGACTCTACAACATACGCAGGTAACGCTGACCTAGACAAGATTAACGTCTTGGTATATCCAGCATTCACTGGTTCTGGTCTTCCATACTCATTCGACATGGAAGCTGACTTGGACTTTGATATCAAGCAGTTGGATAAGTATGTTGAAGACTTCGCTCCAGTTGGTTGCCACAACGCTGCTAACTACATCACTAGAACATTGAACTTGGCTCAAGAAGCTAGTGATCTGAAGATTATTTTCGACGCATGTATCGTTAACAATACAGACGTTAAGATTTACTACAGAACTTGGAACGGTACGACTGATTTGTCTCGCCTACCATACAAAGAAGCTACATTCAATAAGGCTTCTTATGATGCAGATGGCGTGTTCAAAGAACGCACAATCGACGTCAAGGGTATCACACCTGGATTCACTGCTGCTACGATCAAGATTGTTATGAAATCTTCTTCTCCAGCTAAAGTGCCAGTAATGAAAAACCTACGAGTAATCGCTACATCTTAAAATGACTCTAAGACAAGTTGAAGGTTATAGTTCGTTGAGAAAGGACACCGATAACGGCGGTGTCATCAACGTTGACAATACAGCATACGCTCAGAGGCTTGCTACTCGCAACCTCGCTCTCCAACGCAAACAAGAGTTGGAGAGCACTAAAGAGAATGTATCGCATATGAATCAAGAGATAAATAATTTGAAGACAGAGGTTAAGGAAATCAAGGATCTCCTTATCACTCTAACACAATCTATCAAAGGTAACTAATGGCACAAATTTCATTACGTTCAGATAAAGGGCGTCCACTTACAATCGCTGAAGTTGATAGTAACTTCGACTCGATTAACAAAGAGGTTGGTCTTAAACTAGACGCATCTGCATTTAACCCAACTAACATCTTGGCTCAAATTGCCCAAGCAGATGGTAAAGATAGTGGTCTAGATGCAGACAAGTTGCAAACATTCTCTCCATCAAAAGACGCTCTAGATAACACAGTTGCTGTTCGTAACCATAATGGCGATTTGTTTGCAAACAGATTCCGTGGCGATTTTGTCGGTAACGTAACTGGTAACATCACAGGTAACGTAACTGGCGATGTGAGTGGTAACGCCACAAACGTTGATGGAACAGTTGCCGTGGCTCACGGTGGTACTAGTGCTACTACAGCTGAAGATGCTCGCGCAAACCTTGGATGTGGTTCTATGGCTATCCAAAATAAGGGTACTGTTGATATTACTGGCGGTACTATTACAGGTATCACTGACTTGGCAGTTGCTGATGGTGGTACTGGTGCTGGTACTCCAGAAGGTGCTCGTACAAACCTTGGATTAGTTATCGGACAGCAAGTGCAAGCATACAGCAGCACATTGTCTTCTATCGCAGCATTCGGTACAACAACATTCGGTTTCGTTGTTAAGAACGCAGCAGGTGGCGCAACCACTCGTTCTATTGCAATCGGTAACTCTCTAGAAATCACAAACGCTGATGGTGTTAGTGGTAACCCAACCATTGCATTAGTTGCAAGCCCTGCGGTCACTTCTATCCAGAAGTCTGGCTCTAACGGTGTTGGTGATATCGGTCAAACTGCCAACAGATTCAACATCATCTATGGTCGTTCGACTTCAGCATCATACGCTGACTTGGCAGAGAAGTACACAACTGATCAAGAGTATGAATGTGGAACTGTTATCGTTGTATCACATGACGACAGTGGCGCTGAAGCTACTCAGAGTTTTGCATCTAACCAACGTGTTCTTGGTGTAGTTTCTACAAACCCAGCCCACGTTATGAATGACGAATCTACTGGTCAAGCCATCGGTTTGGTTGGTCGTCTCCCAGTTAAGATTGTTGGTCCAATCCGTAAAGGACAACCAGTTATCTCTACTCCAGACGGTAAGGGAACATTCGGTGATACATCGAACAGTTTTGGTATCGCTTTGGAAACTAACTTGGATGCTGGCGTTAAGCTGGTCGAATGTGTAGTTAAGTAATATGCTTAAACTAGATGATGTTGTGAAGTTCATTCACAACCCTTTGGCATACGAACAGAAGCTAGTTTCTATCATCAACACAAAGGGGGAAATCATCCCCCTTTCGTCATTTTCAGAGTTATATGGCTCTGAACCCAAGACAGTTAAAATAGAGGGTATGGAGAAATACTCTCCTGAAGTTTACCGTCACTGTGAGTGGTATAGACTTCTACATGAACATACTGGTCCAATCACGTGCCACGTGTTTATAGCCCAAGAGGACTCACCAAGTTTTCCAATGCACACAGATCCAGATGACGTTATCATCTACTGTTGTGATGGAAGAAAATCGTTGGACATCAACGGACAATATATTACTCTAGAGGTTGGAGAGTCTATAACGATTCCAGCCAACACACCACATCGCGCTCTGAACGAACATGCATCTATGATCATGAGTATCGGACTCGAGAAGTACCTAATTGATAAAGCGAAAGATTATGAACTGGATAATTTACCTGAAGACGACGGAGACTTGCAACCTTAACTGCAAGCACTGTTTCACGAATGGAACAAACGGAGCTAAGATTTATTGGTCTCCAAGAGAAGTCGGGAATTGGCTTCACAAGTTTTCTTCCATCACAAAGAAGACGGACACCGTACACTGCGAGTTTCATGGTGGTGAACCATTCCTAGTTTCGCCTATCGAGATGCGTAACGTATGGGACTATGCTAAAGATATTCTACCGAATAGCACTTGGGGTATCACATCCAACTTAGTCATTAAGCTATACGACGAGCACTATGAGTTTATCAAAGAATGTCTGGGTGAGCGCATTGGTACTAGCTGGGATCCGAAGATTAGATTCGCAAATCATAAGCAGTATGAACTCTGGCACAGCAACGTTAAAGAACTTCTTCGTCGTGGTACGACTGTTAAGCTAAACATCAGCGTCACCAGAGACACAATCAACATTGAACCGATTGTACTACTCCGCTGGATCCGCCGACTTGGTGTTCAAGAGGTTTCTTTCGAACGCCTAACTGGTAACGGTTCGGCACTAAAACACCCAGAGATATTCCCATCGAATAAAGAACAAGACGCTTGGTTCTTAAAGCTACATGAACAGTCTGAAAAGTATGGAGCCAGAGAGTGGTTTCATAACGAATTCCTAGAGAACATCTACACGAAATTCGACACTGGATTCACTGGAGCTGGAACTTTCTGTAGGGACTGCGAGGAGAAGATTTTCACTCTGAATGCAGACGGTTCTATTGCAGGATGTCCCAACTCTGCGCCCGAAGAACAGTTCGGAGACATAAATATGACCATGAGCGAACTTATAAATAATCCTATAAGGCTCGAAAACATGGCTTGCGAAAAGAGTAGAAATGGAATCTGTTACTCTTGCGAAGTCTTTAGTCATTGCGGTGGAGACTGCCATCAATTACGATGGGAAGAATACACCTGCGGAGCACCTAAGAGTTTAATGAAATCACTATCGACCAAGAAGGTCTGGATGATAAAAGGAATTTAAATGGCATCACTAGATGTAGGAACAGAAGCCGTTGTCAAACAAGACATTGTAGACAGATACGCTGACTGGGTCTCCAATTACGCGAACAGTAGTTTGTCGTGGGGCACTAACGTGTATCCATTCCCAGAGTGGACATATGGTAGTTTGTTTGGTGGTCCAACATCAGGCAAAGCAATCAGTATCACTGGCGCAAACTTATCAAACGGTTCTACTGGCGACTTGATTAATGAGGAAAGAATCCTCGCTCAGTGTACAACTGATGCCAATCGATATAATATGTTTAGAGCGCTAAGAGCCAGACTGATCGTTGGTGGTAATGGTGGTAATACTGGAACACGCCCGTTAGCTGGTGTTGTGTATGACACTACTGCAAAAGCATATTTGACGGCAGGTTACGCCAATGCGTTCACTCAGCCGACTGCACCAACTGAGATGGCGACTGGTGGTTTAGTCCAAGCAGCTGATCTAGAATCATTCTTCTCTGCGTTAAGAACTGCTTGGTTAGGTGCCACTGACACATCTATCGGTACATACGACGTAAACGTATGCCACGCTTCTTGCCACACATCATGCCATAGTTCTAGAGGAAGACGTTAATGAATATTGTGATTACTGCTGCTCCAATCTCAATCGAGAACCTTAAAAAGTTCTTCACTGACAAGAGCACTTTCTATGTTATCAACTATAAAGACAGCGCATTAAAAGGCTCTAAGTTACTAACATACCTTAGCAACCTAGACATTCCATGTGACATTGATTTCACGGGAACTGCTGATGAAGAATTTTCTGCTATGATAACTGACTATCTAAAGGCTAAGGTTTTGGTGAACATTAGATCTCTAGAAACTATCGCGATGCACTTGATGTTTCAACGTAAGGGGTTGACTAAACTAATCGACGTTGATCTAGTTGAGAACAACCTCGATACCCTAGCTTCTTGGAATAATAAGATTGACAGCTTAATCGTTTACAATATGTCGACTGTTAAAGGTGCGTTTGAAAGCACTGTCGCTGAATATCCAGTAGACGACACAAGAGAACTAGAAGGTATCAACTTCGTTAGCTTGTTGAAGAACCCAGATCTCTATCAAACCTACGATCTGGTCGACAACAGAACACTAAAAAATTACACTAGCTATTTCAACGATTACATGTTCAAAGGTAGAAACATGTACTCTTTTTGGGCTAATGAAAACAACCCAGTATTCTTATTGACTTACGGTATTGCCAATGGGTTATGTACCAGAGACCAGTTAGAGACTGCACTAAAAAACACTAAAGAGGAAATGCAAGATGTTGCACCTATTCAATAAAGTATATCTTGAGTTTGATGAAAAGATTGATATCAATTATGATCGCGTAATCATCTCTGACCAGTATGGCGTTCAGATGTACCAAGCGTTGGACAAGGTTGCCCAAGGCGAATTACTTGCATATGGTAAGACATATGAAGAAGTTGTCATCGGTGACGACATCATCGGTTTCATCACATCTCTAAAAGACTTCAGCAAGACAACTGGTTTAGACCGCAAGATTGTTGTTTACTGTGATAAGTTAGCATTCAAGAAGTTCATCGCTATTTGGTATAAAACAATTATGCCTGAGATGGATGAAGAAGGTTTCGCTCAGATCGTTAAACACATCATCTATAACCAACGCGCAGTTTCGAACACTCAACTCTCTTCATCACATAGCGTTTCACTACAAACTATCTGGGATAGTTTCGATGATATCAATGACTATTGGAATGAAGCGCCATCGTTAAGCGAAGAAGACAAGGTTACGTTTGATGCTATCGGTATCAAGTTATCATACGAATACCTAGTTGCTGACTACCTTTCTGGATCAGAAAACTACAAAGAAGAACTTCGTTCTACAATGCATATGTTCATGCGCAGATGGTTTAAGGAAATCTTCACAGACAATCGCCAAATGGTTTTGTTAAACCTACCCAGCCACAGCTTCCAAACAGCATTTGATATCGATCCAGAAATGGTGGACGTCACTCGAGTAGACCCATTGGCAGGTATCGCTGGCTTCGAGTATTACGCAGACGATGAAATCTGGGAACGCTCTGAGGAATTTGCAACAGGCATCTTTGGTGTATGTAACTTACAAGGTTTGAGCGAAGAACAAGTCACAGGTTTGAAGAATACTCTATTGAACGTGTACAGCAAATTCGAAGGAATGCAAATTGATCGTTCTATGTTTGAGGTTCTTGAATGGGCTAAGATCGCAGCACGCGATACTATCACAGACGAAGAACTTGAAACAATCCTAGATTACGTTGTCAACAAACCATTCGACACAAACTTGATTCCACGTTTCGACTTCCAGAACGTAAACTTCCCATTGTTCTTATACTTCTTGAGCCAAAAACACAAAGGTGCTGACTTAAGCAAATTCAGACTGGTTTAATAATGCGCGATTTTATTATTGAAAAGAAGCGAGACCCAGAGCAAGAATATACTCTACATTTGTTCGAGTATTGTAACCTGCGTTGCTCCTTCTGTTGGCAAGATCATGAGAATCGAGTTGGTATAAACTCGATCATCGATAAGCTAGAACCTATCGAGAAATTTCTACAAACAGAGACTCGCCACTCAGTTGTTTTCAATGCAATGGGTGGTGAGGTTTTTGCTCCAGAGATTTTTGATGAGTCTTTATTGCAACAGTACAAGAACCTATCTTGGGGTATCAAAGAGCTAGGTAAGAAGTACAACAAGCAAGTGAAAGTTAACTGGGTCACTAACCTAGTGACGAACAAGATTAACCATATTGAAGACTTGTTAAACTATTCAACGACAATTGGGTTGAACGCTCAGTTAGTCACGTCATACGATCCACGTGGTCGTTTCAACGTCAATGACTTTATCCAGTTCAAGAAGAACATGGATTATTTCGGTAAGAGAATCACATGCATCAGCATGCTTCTGAATTCTCCTAATATTGACTACATCCTAAAAGACAAAGACCCATACTTCAAGAAGCTGTATAACGAAGGTTATTACATCTACTTCGACTACTACATGCCAGACGAGTCTGCAGAGTTTCAAGCACCAACAGACCAGCAACTGCGCGATGTGTTCAGACACTTCATTGATAATTACCCGAACGTCCACCCAATAAGCGACTGGATTAACAGCGATAAGAACTACGCTTCATGTAGAACTAGCAAGTTAGTTCTAGCCGATGGAACGATGTGTAACTGTGGTAACTTGGTTCAAGACGAGAAGGTTATTAAATTCTACTCATCCAAAATCGAGAAGGCAGACAACGCTGCCATAGAAGACAGGTTCTTGGAAAAGTACGACTGCGCTTCTTGCGAGTACTTGGACAGATGCAGCTTCGGTTGTTTCATGCAGCATGACTACAAATTTAGGGATGAACTTGATGAATGTGTCTACAAACTTACGCACAGATATATCGATGATGTACGAGTACAGCGAGGAATCAAAACCTCTATCAGTACAGCTACAACCTAATATCGAAGTCCAACAGGACAAACTCCCAACAAAACACCCATACGTGCCTCGCATTTGCAAGGACAGGGGATACTTTCTCATCTGGTATGGAACACCAGAAACTGATCCAGACCTAGTCATGTTATCTCTAGCGTGCAAGAAAGAAGAGCAATGGGTAAACTGCTCAGAAGAATGGATGATTGAAAAGGGTGTGGCTCTGGTTTATCCGTATGAAGATGAAGTCATCATCGGTTCTCTGAAGACTGCTGGATACATGAACACTCGTTCTAGACCAGAACTTCGAAGATTCATAAAGTCCATGTGGGATGACATCATTGTAATGTTCGGAGACAAGCGCATCATTTGCCCATCTGGTTCATACATAGAACAACTACACATAAGTATAAATCAGAAACGAATTCCACACGATGCATATTTGGCTAAGATAATGCAGAGCAAGGGCTTCGTTAGATACGGCGATTATTGGATTAGAGATGAACATCTATTGGCTTAACCCTCCACCAAGAACTACAGTGTTAGTCCCTGATTTGGGGTGGATGAATTTCAACACACAGTGTCCAGAATACAACTGGGTTCAGCCAATCATTGATTGGAGCGATTACTCCAGCGTGGATGATGTTGTGAGACATATTGTAGAATCCAATACCAACGTATTGTGCATCAGTACATACCTATGGAACTTCACGTTGTGTCATGAAGTTGCAGAAGAAGCTAAACGTAGGATTCCATCCTTGGTAGTAATTCAAGGTGGTCCACAACAAGGATACCGCGATGGCTTCTTTGATGAACACCCATACATTGACTACTTGTGTTATGCTACTGGGCACGGAGAAGACTTTTTGGTTCAGGCTCTGTCTCAAATTAAGAAGTATGGTAGCATCTTATTTCCAAACAATGTACCATTCTTAATCAGTCGCACCTACACTTCTACGGTAACGAAGGGTAAGTTCGAATTCTCAGAACAGTCTCCTCTAGAAAATAACATAGCATATTTGTCTGAGGTTGTTTCCGAAGCCAAGATTAGAAATAAAAAGACATCCCTACCATTCGAGACAGCAAGAGGTTGTCCATACTCTTGCACATACTGCGAATGGGGTGGTGGTACTGGGACTAAGGTTAGCAGAAAACCACAAGAGCGAATCCTTCGAGAGATTGATCTGATTTCTATACTGGGTATTGATGAGGTTGAAATCATTGACGCGAATTTTGGAATCTTCAATAAAGACATTCAAGTTCTCGAGTACATGGTTGCACAGAGAAAGATTACAGGATATCCAAAACAACTGATGGTTTATGGGCTGGCTAAGGTAGACCCACGAAAGAAGGACACCATCCTAGACGCTATGTTTAGAGAAGGGTTGATGGAATCGTACAGCATGTCAATCCAATCTGCGAGTCAAGATGTTCTGATTGCTTCTAAGAGAACTGACATTAGCGTTGAAGATCAACTGGCTCTGGCTAGAAAATACATTGACAAATATAACGCGAGCATTAAGGTAGAAGTTATCCTTGGCTTGCCAGAAAGCACACTTGATACATTCTACGAAGAGATGGACTTCTTCCAAGAATGCGAGACATGGTATCAACCAAGAAACATCTTCTGTTTGCTACCGAACACAGAGGCGTACACTGACGTGTATAGAGACAAGTACGGTATCAAATCCGTTAAGGTTATCCATGTAGAGACCGAAGAGGAGAATCACTCAACTGCCTCCACTGGGGTTATCACTAAGTACAAGTCCAAACTCGACATAGTAGTTGGAACAAACACCTACACGACAGAAGAGTGGAAAGAAATGTTCTTTATGAACAGAGCGCAGAGGGTTCTCGGTCCAAAGTTAAATGGTAGAAAAGCCAGCACACATATGCGTGAATGGTTCAATCGAGTTAAACGCGAAGAGTGGTACAAACAGATTGACGACTGGACAACAAAGCTAGTCAATGGAGAGTTGTCAGATGTTGATTATAACACAGTCAACGGTGTTCCAATTGAAAACATAATCGAGGAAAACTGTGAATTATAACTTATGGGCAACACCCGTTACTGTTTTAGACAACTACATTCAGAGCGATGAGTTGATTCAAAAACTCAAGGAAGAATCTCTAATCCCAAAAACAGTAGAGGGGCAGAATCGAACTACACTAACTGAAGCGCAGAAAGAACTGCATGCTCTGGTCAATCTGGCAGTAGTGAACTATTGTTTAGAGAACGACATCGACTTTAATTCTCTTGCGTTCGGCAACTTGCAACGTGGGTGTTTGAACAAGTATGATAAGGGTATGGTAACGAACCATCTGTATGAACCACATCATGACATAGCAGAAGGTTCTTACATCACAGCGTTGTATTATGTGGACTCTGCTTACACCGAAGCCGAATGGTGTGGTGGTGAGTTGACTCTTTACAAACACACTACGTTTGTTGACTATCCAGAAAACACAATCAACATTTTACCGAAACCGAATAGGTTAATCATATTTCCAGGCTTCACCTTGCATAGAGTTAAACCTTATTTCGGCGATAAGCCAAGAACGAGTTTAGTGTTCGGGTGGAAAGTTGACGAACCGAAAGTTTGCGAACCACTTGTTGTATGACTGAACTAGATTTCTTCGACAAAGGGTATCACATAACCAAAGCGCCAGAGTCTATCATAACAGACTTGTGGAGGTTGGTGTATACATCAGAGTGGGTGAAGACTCCACATAAAACATATTTGCAATACGACGTAGACAACTTCAGAGTACCAACATGGCACCCAGAGATTGTCTCTGGTAGTCCCAAACCAGAAGAAGGTAACCACTACTGGGGTAGCAAAGACATAGACAAACAGCCGAAAGAATTCGTCTCAATAGGTGAGGAGATATCTAAGCTGCAGTTGTTTGATGTGCTTCGCTCTTATGGAAGAACACCAACTCTTAAATATCTGTCTGCTTGGAATGGTGCTGCTGATTTACCATGGCACTCAGACATCAATGACAGTACTGACATTATAGTTTTGGTATACCTCACAGAAGAAGAAACGTGGGATGACTCTTGGGGTGGAACTATCCAGTTTCGCCGCATCGGTAACAACACATCTGCGCATCGAAAGTTGCAACCACTTAACGGCAACATGGTAGTGATGAATAACACTAACCCATTGATGCAACACAAAACATCCCCTATGATAAATCCCTATGTAAATAGGTATACATTTAATTTCTGCTACTCATGGACTTGATCATTAAACCAACAGAGAAGTGCAACTTCAAATGCACATTCTGCTCCAGCACTAAAATCACAGACGATAAGACTGCGGAGCTAGACCATCAGTACATTTACGATTTCTTGACGAGATTCCCAGAAACGAGAACTATCATTGTGAACGGTGGCGATCCTCTCATGATGCCCGTTGACTACTATTGGGAGATAATCAATTGGTTAGATGAACACGACTACGACACAACGATAAGTTTCACGTCTAACCTATACCCGTTCTACAAGAACCCTCAAAAGTGGAAAGAACTTTTCAAGAACAAGCGTATGGGCATCACCACTTCATTCCAGTATGGTGGTGGTAGGCTCAAGGGAGATTTAACTGAGTTCACTGAAGAAGACTTCTGGAAAGTTTCAGACGCTATGCTGGAACACGTTGGGTATCGTCCAGACTTCATTTCAGTAATCACTGATGAGAACCAACACGATGCAATCAAGAACGTAGAACTAGCGAAGAAGATGGGTGTTGAGTGTAAGCTGAACTACGCTATGTCTTCTGGACCACCTGTTATGTTCAAAGGCATTCGCATGGGGCAAGAAGGTAGCCCATATCTACTTGCTAACATGTACGAGATCTACGTTGAAATTTGGAAACGTGGTTTAGCTCCATGGGAGTTTAACACTAAGCAGATGATGAAACGATTGTCTGGTGGTTCAACTTGCTGTCCGCAAAACAGAGAGTGTGACGCAGGTATCAGAACATTGCAACCATCTGGAGACTACTACTCGTGTGGAGCATTCGGAGATGATAGGTTGTATCCGATAGACTTCAAAGCAGAGATGTCTGGTGCAATCATAAGACCACTGAAACACGAATTCGAATTGCAGACTATGACCAACGACTGTTATGGGTGTCCAATGTTTGACATATGTAATGGATGCCGCAAGACAATCAAAGACCACAAAGACTATGGGTTAACTGAGACTCACTGTCGTAAGATGAAGACTCTAGCCAATGACATTATCAAATCTAACCAATAAAGGATACCACTGCCTTAGAGATGAGGCATCATTCCAATTCATCGACATCAACGAAGTTGAGTGGAGTGATAGAGGAACGATACCATTGCAGATGGTTAAGCGAACCGAAGATGTAGAGTTAGCTCTGGCTATCACGCAGAAGTATTTGGGTGAGAAGTATGTCCGACCATTGTTCGGAGACTATCACAGAGACTACTGCGATCTGGTAAACGGTATGGACGAGAACGTCTATGAGTGGCACAACGACTTCGAACAAGACAAAGTCAACCTTGGGATCCTCTTATACTTCAGCGACACAGACGAAGACATTGGTAGCGGTATCGGTTTCAGAGATCCGATAAGTAAGTTAGAGCATGCGTTTTTCTACCCAAAGGCAGGAGACGTTTGCATTTTAAATCACACTACTAAATTCGAGCACAGAGTGACTGAGCAGAAGATTCCTCTACCGAGGATCGTTGCCAGTTTCCATTATTATGTTGACAATCTCAATTAACCCTTGGTATTACTGTAACTTCCATTGCGAGTTCTGCTACCTAACCAAGGAACAACTAGACGACAAGAAACTTCTACCACTGACGCGATTGAATGAGATGCTAAGTGAGATCTCGTCCTTCGATGAAATAGGGATGGTAGACTTGTATGGCGGAGAGTTGGGAATACTCCCTGAAGACTACTGGAACGATATGATTGACTTGCTCAACTCGTATGGTATCCAAGACATCAATCTGATAACAAACCTGTCAATGGTGAACGATATCACCAAAGACGAACGAGTAACAACATCGGTTAGTTATGACTTCAAAGCCAGAGAGGATTCTCATAGAGTCTTCAGAAATATGGCTCTGCTCGGCAAGCCATTCTCTGTTCTAATGCTGGCTTCTCCAGCTGTCGTTATGCAAGACGTTGACGAGATGGTTGGTATGTTTAACATGCTTGAAAATCTGGTCTCTGTGGAGATTAAACCTTACAGCAAGAACCAAGCCAACCAATTCAATGTAACCTACTCTGACTATGAGAAGTTCGTCAAGAAATGGATCGAGAATCCCAACAAGAAGTTTGAGTTGGTCAACGAACACCTACTTGATACGGTGTTAAATAAAACTAGGAATGCCTTCTCTGACGACCACATTTACATCACACCGAATGGTAAGTATGGAGTCTTAGAGTTTGACTTGAACGATAACGAGTTTTTCTTAGAGTACGAAACCTACGAAGAATATTTGGTATGGTGTGAGACTGAACGTAAGAGAGTTTCGCGCAATGCGTTCTGCAGTAAGTGTGAGTATTTCGGTAACTGTTTATCTGAACACTTGAGAAAAGTGGATTCGCTAGAGAATAGTTGTAATGGCTTTAAGCATCTGATTGATTGGTATAAGAATGGAAGACTGGAAAGTTAGGCAAGAGATCTATCATCGAATGAACCCGATTCATTCTGACGATCTAAACAACTTTGACATTGAGATGACTGACGAGGTTGTTAAATATGCTGTGGAGTATTTCAACTCGAGAGACTTGGGATGGGTGTATCCTTCTAAGTCTTACATGGTCGGTATCTGCTATGCTCGATTCTTGGCTGAACACTTTGGTGGACGTCCACTTGAGTATCTCGAGGATCCTGAATTGCTTTATGGAAACGATCCATACTTTGTGGAATACAGTAGAGACCCGAAGACTTACCATCAGATTCTTATAAGGACTGGGTGGGATTTTGATGTGACTAAAGGTATGGTGCCAGACGTGTACCAATACTTCAAAGAGGAATTCATGATATGATGTTAGAACTTTTTCCAACGCGAGTTGCAATCGAGCAGTTAGACGAAGGTCGTGTGTTAGAACTTGCAACTGAGTTCGCGCAGTCTTCAGACAAAAACTGGAAGAACCTTGGCACTCCATTGAATGATATCTTGGAGATGGTGTCGAAAAACTATGGTGGAGATTATGAGGTTGCTGATGGTTGGGTTCGTTCTGGATACAGCAGCTTTGACATCCATTGCGACAGCCACTACGGGAATCAGTTCGTCTGTGTAGTTCAACTCTATGGAGAGGAGAATGCAGGAGGAGACTTGGTACTATACGATCCTGCTTGGCGAAACCCACAATATGTATCTGATTCCATAAACCCCAACACAGTTGATTATACAGTGAAGTTCAAGGTTGGTCAAGTTATTTTGTTCCCTGCTGATGTGTGGCATAAAGTTACAAACTATACAGGAAGAATCTCCAGAATCACTCTGAACCTAATGATTAGGAGAAGAGCGTGATCGAGCAACTATGGTCTACTCCGTTCATGAAAGAGAAGGCTCCGACAGAACTTCTTGAAGAAGTAACCACAAACATCTTAGCTGAGTATGACACCCAGAATACAAGAGGAGAGTTCGGTTCATTCAACATCCTCGAAGTTGAGAACGAGTCTATTCAGAGATTCAAGAAAGAGGTTGTGTACCCAACATTCGATAAGTTTCTAAAGGAAACTCTCGGTAAGGGTATCGCTGACTGGAATGGTCATCGAATGAAGGGATGGGTTGCAAGCTACCACGATGGCTCTAGCCTAGCATACCACAACCATCGAGGTTCACAAATATCTGCCGTGTTCTATCTTTTGTGTGAAGAGAGAAGTCGCGGTGGATCAATCACGTTCACAGACCCAAGACAGAACGCGAATAGAGGCTACGACGAGTCGTTTTTACCATGGTTCGAACAGGTTAGCCTAACACCCGAGACTGGAGATATCGTAGTTTTCCCCAGCTTTTTGTACCATTACGTAGCCACATATCAGAGCAATATACGGATTGCAATGCCTGTAGACCTATTTCTCTACAGTCAGGGATCCTAAATAATAAATAACTTTGCATGACATGTATCAACTAGGAACGATCATAAAATGACGCAAATCACAACAAGAACAACTTCTGGCGGTGGAGCAACGGTAAAGAATGCCCCGTTGTCTAACACAGAAATTGACAATAACTTTATCAATATCAACATTGATAAGATTGAGCAAACCGATGCGGTTAGCACGAACACTGCAGATAAGGTCGTTCGAAGAGACAATAACGGAGACTTTGCTGCTGGACAGGTCACAGTCACTAGCGTTAAGACTGGCGCAGTAGTATACCCAACGCAAAACGTTACTCAACCAGAACTTAGTGCAGGTACTTCTACAGACACCAAGTACATGTCTTCAGCAGACTTGTATTACGCTGCCCAGACTTCTGGTCTTAGAGCCAATGCTGAAGTCTCTAAAGACTTGACTGGTTTCGTTGATCGTTCAAGTTCTACTCTGACGTTCAACAGCACAACACGTACGCTGACTATTACTCCAGTATCTGCATGTTACATCTATGCTCGTGGTAGAAAAGTTGAGATCACTGGTCCACTATCACATCAAGTACCAAACGCTTCTACTGGAAACTGGATTTATGTTGATTTGACAGACCCAGCTAACCCAGTCTTGGCTAGCGAAAGCACTCCAAACTTCTCTGTTGGTCGTGTTTACGTTTCTTACGTACACTGGGACTCTATCAACAGCAGAGCAATTTTTGCTGCTGATGAGCGACACACTGCTGCTCGAGACACAACTTGGCACGCATCACACCACAGAGACGTTGGTCTAGTCTGGCGCAGTGGCGGTATTGCATCATACACATTGAACGATGCAGCCACAACAACATTCACTTTGGCTGACACTACTATTGTTATTGCAGACGAAGATATCGAACACACAATCGCTCACAGCGCCACACCTTCTGGTTATTTCCAGCAGTGGTTGAATGGTGCTATGAGTTACATCCCAGTCTTGTACTACTCTGGTACATCTTGGGTTCAGACTACTGCAACATCATCTCCATTCATACAAGCTACTGGTTCTACTGCTAAGTATAACTTCATCAGTGGTGGTTCTGGTTCTCTTGCTGATGCATCAGAAGGTTCGTATATCTCTTACTGGATCGTTGCCACTAACGATATGCTTAACCCAATTAAGTCTATCATGGGTCGAGTTCAGCACTCTAGCGTTGAAGTTGCATATGGTGAAGAGTTCACTTCTCTTGGTCTGCCGTTTGAAGAAATGGCTCCATTGTGGCACGTAGTTGTTAATACATCTTCTGGATACGCAAACGTATACAAGATTACTATCGCTGGTGTTCGCGTTTGCTTGTCTAACAAGTCTCGTAGCGATCTAGGTTTCACTCCAGTGAACCACAGCGGTTTGATGGGTCTCGCCAACGATGACCACAAGCAATATGTTCACACTAGCGTTGCAAGAACAATCACAGCTGATCACACATTCAGTGGTAACATTAACTTCAGTGGTAATGGTTCTGTTAAAGTGCCTATCGGTACTACTGCTCAACGCCCAGCTTCTGGTGTTAGAGGTGGTGACATTCGTTACAACACAACACTTGGTGACTATGAAAAGTATAACCCAACTTCTTCTAAGTGGGAAACTTGGGGATCAACCAACAACGCATATTTCTACAACGATTCAACTATCGATTCTGATTTAAGTATTCCTACAGGTAAGAATGCTATGACGGCTGGACCAGTTACCATAAATAATGGTAAGGTTGTCACTATTCCAGATGGATCTACTTGGACAATCGTTTAAAGGTTAATACAATATGAGTACAGTTAAAGCTGCTGGGTGGAAAGACCTTAGTGGTAGAACTATCCAAACGCCAGCACAAATTGTGTCTGCGCAAAAGACAGATACTTGGTACTGTTCAGCAACTGTCTGGACTGACATTCCTGGTCTTTCTGTCACAATCAAACCATTTAACTCACGAAGCGTTGTGTTGGTTCTTGTCAGTGTTCAGTTATCAGGACATGAACATGGCGGTATTAGGTTAGTCAGAAATGATGTTCCAATTGGTTCTGGGGAAGCTAGAGGTTCTAATCGAACTGCTGCGTTTGACTGGAACTATGGATATACAGGAGCTAACACATCAGGATATCCTAGAAGACAAAAGGGTGGGCACTGGTTAGACTCCCCAGCAACAACTTCTGAGTGTGTTTACACTGTGCAATATTCTAACCCGTATTCAACAGGTTACTATGCTGGAGTTAATTATAACGCATATGATAACCAAGATTTAAATTGGAATGCTAGATGTGTTTCTACAATTCATGCAATTGAAATTCAACAGTGAGATAAATCATGAGCATACTTAAAGCAAACCAGTGGAGAGATTTGAACGACAACGTTATGACGCCATTCGTTCAAGC